CTCAGAGTATATGACCTAAAGGTAAATGATATGCTGGTGTGCTGGATGAAATCTGGCGCACCTTTACGTTTAGAACGGGAGGCAACAGGTAGACGACTTTACAAAGTCGCATCTCGCATTCCCGCACGTATAAATTCGAATCATTTTACAAATTTTTATGCTGCTGTAATTCAAAATTTTCCAGCTGAGAAGCTGATTCACCTGCGTGTTACACCTATTAGAAACACAAAACAGACACCTGTTGGTGAAGGTTTAGAAGCCTTTATTCACTATACTACATTTAAGCGTATAGATAAGCTTAGTGATATTTCTTATCCTGGTAGAGAATATGTTCCTTTTAATAGAAACACTAATAATACTGAGATAAGTGGAAGTGCTTTTCATCCATATAAAACAGCTACTGCAGTTAGTTTACAATGAAAATCCTTCCTTCTACAAAGAGGGATTTTTATATTATTCCTCCGTCTGCTCCTAGATCTGTTGATGAATATATTCGATATAAGGTCCCTGCCAAGTTTCGCATCTATGCTGAACAGTGGCATGTGCATGTCGATTTTCTAGGGGTTATCTGCAAACTTTTTGACCGCGCTGGAATTTCTGTTGACTCCTCGGCGCTCCCAGCGTATATTCTCCAGCCAAATCAAGCACTTACGCAGGGGCCACATGAAACACTGTTTTTGAGACAAGGTGCTCCTCAAATGGTGGTAGATGCAGTGTGGAAAGCATTGGCAAAGTATTATCATCCCGACGTAAGCACAGGGAATAACGAGCTTTTCTTAAAGTATAAGAAGGCTTATGATATGATCAAAAACAAGGAGTAAGGATGTCTATTGTAGAAGCTGTTAAAGCAAAGAGACTTGCTACTGTTAAAAAACAGATCGTTGGAGCTGAGAATTTCGAGAATAGCATTAAGAAGCAAGCTGTTCTAGCAGAGATAGTCTTACATGGAGAAGATGATGACCTAGCTGAAGCACGTAAAGCTCAGAGAATTTACTACGAGTATCTTAATAAGTATACACACAAAAAGCATATTCCTCCTTCTTCATTAGATACACCACGTGCAGTTACATTTTGGAAGTCGGTTGCAGCTACAATAGCTCAATCACAAGTTCAGACAGAAGAGTTTATGTCTGCCCAGTTTTCGTGGTTTGATAAGAACTTCGGTACCTCTCCTCAGTTAAAGAATCTACGAACAGAAGCAGCTATTATTCGTGCTCAAGAAGCGGCTAACATAGCTCCTAAGAAGGTGGTAGCAAAATACACAGCTGCTGTTGGTAATTTTGCCGATACGATGCGAATGGCCGACCAGATGCTACGAAACATTTGCAAGGCTCAAAAGATGACTCGGCAAGAGGCATACTGCAAATTAGTAATCCCAGGGCTACTTTCCTTACCAGAAAGTTTTCTTAAAGCAGACCCAGAGTATGCTAAAGCTAAAGAAAGTTTGAATGACCGACGTTGAAGATACATTTGCATTTACCGAGGAGTATCAAGCTAAGGTACTGAGTTATATGCTCAGTGATCCACAGTTTTGCTCTATAGCTAGGGATGCATTACAGGAAGACCAGTTTTCAAATAAGGCACTGCAATGGTTTTTCAACTCGATGAAGTTGGATACTTTTCAGTCTGCGGTTACTCTGAAGGAAGAATTATTCAAGGCAGCTAAAACTAAGAAGATCAAAGAAGATGAGATTCCAAAGTTTACTAAGCTTTTTTCTCATATTCAAAAGCCTCCCATGCCTATGGAGGCTGAGCATATTCAGAAGACTCTTGGGTCGTTTATCAGAACACAAGAAGTAAAGAAGGCTATTCTAGACTCTTTTGACCTTATTGATACTGGTGCTTGGGATACGATTACTGAGAAGATGACGGTTGCCTGTCAAGCAGGTTTAGCCCTTGATAACAAGGGCATGTACTACTTTAAGGATCTACAAGACCGCTGTAATAGACGCATTAACTCAGCACCTACAGAGAAGCTAGCTACGGGTATTACAGAATTTGATATGATGCTTTATGGAGGTATCAAGCAAAAGCAGCTAGCTATGGTGGCTGGTGGTACTGGTCGTGGTAAATCCTTGTTTCTTCAATATGTAGCTAGAACAGCTATTCTATTAGGCAAGAAAGTCGTTTACTTTACACTAGAGCTTCCAGAAGAAGACGTAGCTATGCGATTTGACTCCATGTTTAGTCGCATACAGATGGGGGAGATCAATCTTTACAATGCAGAAGTTTTTAACCTACTTTCTCCTATGGTTCCTCGTTTCGGGGATAGTCTTGTCATTAAAGAGTATCCTGCTGATGAAATTACAGTAGCGGGACTTAAAGGCTTCATAGCCCAGCTCTCTGCTACTGGGTTTATTCCTGATCTGATCATTGTAGACTACCTTGACCTCATCAAGCCGCACCGAAACTATAATTCAGCTGTAGAAGAATTGGATGCCATCACCAAGGCTCTGCACGGTATGGCAAAGGCTCTTAACACAAGAATTTGGACGGCTACACAGCTTAACCGTGCGGGTATTGTTATGGAGAATCCAGATGAAACAGCTATTGCGGGAGCCTTGGCTAAACTGTTTACTGTAGACCTGGCTGTCTTCCTTGCACAAACCAAGGAAGAACGAGAAGATGAATTGATCCGATTATTGTTAGTTAAGAATAGAAATGGTCCTGCGGGTAGATCTGTATCATTAAGCACAGACTTTGCTTTCATGACATTCTTTAGAGAGGAATTTAATGGAGAAGCCGACCTTTCAGATGGGTAAATGCAGTTTTTGTGTTCCTGCTAATGAGAAGTTACAACCTGTAGCACAAAGTGAAACTGGTGTAAATATTTGCCTAAAGTGTTTACATGAAGCAAGTATGCAATCAGGCCAAATACCAGTGGATGCTATTACCTGTGTAAAGTGTTCAAGCCACTCAGGATTTCATGTATTTTACGTGAATCCTACGGCTACTATTTCTTTCATTTATAAGGGTAATGATGCTGAAGGTATTGCTAAGTACCAATTAGTAAACACTAAGAATACTTGGAATAGCACCATGAAGCCTAAATCGTTTCACTGTTCTGCTTGTCAGTTTGGTATAGCCGACTGGAAGGTTCTACAGAATCCGTATGTTGCTCCGTTCTTTCAGAAGCACGAAGCTCCCAAACCTAAAAAAAGGGGAAAGACTATAGCATGATGGACAAAAACAAAGTAGTTCTTGTGCTTATGCTTGGAAAAGCAGCTTCTCAGCTAGACACTATTCATGAAGATAGTGCTGAGGATATTAGAACAATACTAGATACTATGTGGTATGACCTTTTAAATGATGAGGAACGTGAAGCTGTGAAAACTAGTACGCATTTTACTTTTGAAAGTCTTGTTGATTTATGGCAACAAAAAACATAATACGTGAGATTAAGCTAAGTTTTGAGTGGGAAGATTACATAGAGGAGCATCACCAGTATAAAACTGCAGGTAATGGTGAATATCGTATTAGTTGTATTAACTGTGATGATACTAAATACAAGCTTTATGTAAACCCCAGTAAGGGTTATTTTAACTGCTTTAAGTGTGACTTCAAAATTGGTGCTTACGACGTTTTTGACTTTGTGTCAAAAACTGAGGGCATTACTAGAAGTCAAGCCATGATTCAGCTTGGCAGGCAATATGCACCTACCACGCCAGTAGACATTCGAGAAGTATATGCACAGCAGCTACAGGCCCGCAAGGAGGCTGAGCTTGCCTCCCAGGCCCTTCGGTACATTACCTCCCTTCCAGCGCCTTGTAGACCCCTCCTAGCCCCGCCAACAGGCCCAGGCTGGCAGTATCTCTTGGACCGTGGTTTTACTCAACAAGAGGTCACAGACCTTTCTGTTCATTACGTACCAGAGGGTCCCTACGAATTATTTGATGACAAAGGTAATAGAAGAGGAAATCTGAGTAATCGTGTAGTATTTCCTGTTTATGGTGGTGATAATGCTTTGATCTCATGGCAAGGACGAGTAGCAGATGTTTCATATAAATTAGATGATAAGTATTTAGCTTGCCCTGATTCAGACCTAAACAAAACCCTCCATCCATACGTACCTCCATATGAGGACCACGTAGTTCTTGTGGAAGGTATTTTAGATGCAGTGGCGGTTCGTCGCTGCGGTAAACCCGTTTCTGCATATTCTACTTTTAGTAAGCATGTTTCTAAAGAGCAAATAAAGCTACTCAAACTTTGGGATGTCAAAGAAGTAACCTTATTCTTTGATAAGAGTGATGCTAAGAAACAAATGATTAGCACTGCGGAAGTTCTAAAGATGCATTTTGATAAGATCAATGTGCTAGATATGACAGACTGGCCTAAAGAAATTGACGCTGGAGACTGTCTTAGATTAGCAGATGGAACAGACAGAATAAGAGAGGTGTTGAGTAAAAAAATAGATGTGTATTCCACAGATTATTTAAGATGGATGAAGTCATTCTAAACTTGACTCTATTAAGTTAACCGAGTATATTTCAGAGTAGAGACGTAAACTATATGAACCCTTTAGTACAATTTATTAAAACACACCCAGAAGCGACACTTCCTACCTACTCTCATGCTTTAGATGTTGGCGCTGATATTAGAACGATTGAATCTTTCCATATTTATCACGGCAAAACTTGCATTGTAGATACAGGTTTACAACTAGCTTACTGTGATCCTAACTATGAAATTCAAATTCGATCTAGATCAGGCTTGGCAGCTAAATTTGGTATTCATATTACTAATAGCCCTGGTACGATAGATCCAGGCTATAGGGGACCTATTAAGATCCTTTTATCCTGTGATCAAGGGGCTCACCAAATGAATGAGCCCTACATCTGGTTTAGTCAAGGTGATCGAATTGCTCAGCTAGTTGTAGCTCCACGAGTAAGGGCTTTCTTTGAATTCACGGATAAAGAAAGCCCAGCAGAAGATGGTAGAGGCTCAGGAGGATTTGGCAGTACGGGTGTCTAGGAAACAGACACATGAAAGAAGAATACACGGTTGAAGACTTCAAATACTTACGAGTAGGATATTCACCAAGAGATAGAAACGCTGACGCCATAGTCACAGCAATTACTGACCTTTTCCCTGGTGACGGTATAATGCCCTCCAGATGGAGGTGGGATTCACAAGACTCATTCCTGAGAAGATATGGTGACCTTGGAATCCTGCTCTGGGCTAAAGCTGCAAGCTATCATCTATTAATGGTGAATGGTGTTCATATTTTTAGAATTTGGACAGATTCAGCCAATACTTGCGTAGCGGACCTTAACGAATCTTTTGCACGTATAGTAGCTGCAAAAGGATTTGATGTTGAGGACATACCTGAGTCTTGCGATCGTAAGTGTAAACCTTTAACCAAACGTACAAGACTGGTAACAGTCAATGACGGAGTTAAGCTTATGGAAGCTGCTTCTGAGATGTACGACCTTAAGAAATGGAAAGTATGAGCTGGATTATTCGTGATTACAAGTGTGATTGTGGAAATGACTTTGAGGAGTTGTTAGATAGAACCGAACCAAAAGAAGTAGCATGTCCTGCTTGTGGAGTTATTAATTCCCCTGTTCTTTCTTGCCCTTCTATTGCTACATTCAGCTTAATGGATAAGCAATCACAAACTCACCACCTAAAAGAGAGATCTCGTAAACATACTGAGAAATTAGTAAAGCAGAATCAATGAATGATATTCTAAAGAAACCAGTACACCCTGTAGTCTATAATTACACAGAGCTTGAAAAGCTCAGTCATTCTAAAGAACTACTGAAAACATCGGTTTCTTTAGAACAGTATCGTCGGGCAGATATGCCTATTGAGATTAAGCAACCGCGTTCTCTAATAAAGCATAAAGATGTAAAGCTTAGTACGCTGCAAAGGACTAGAGCTAGAGTTAAGCTTAAAGTAATCTATGATTCTCCTAAGCTAAAGCTTCCAAAAGAAGCCATTCCAGATTGTAAGAATTGCAAGACTCAAGCTTGTTGTGTAGCGTTCATCGTTCAGCTCACGCCTCTGGAATACGATTCAGGTATCTTTGGTGATAAAGCTATCAAGATTACCAGAGAAGCGGCTGAGCAGCTAAAGAACTCAAATATTCTTTACTATAGTATGATGCAACTTGGTGGTGTTCTAGACAAAGACCGCAATGAGTTTTACTTTCTAGAGGGTAGTGTAGGTCGAGCATGTCCTTATCTCGGAGACAACGGTTGCACAATATACAATGATCGTCCACTTACTTGCCGTGGGTATACTTGTACGTATGATGAACGTATTACACAAGAAATAAAAGACGGAACTAAGCCCATGCTAGGAGAACAGTTGCATGTTAGCTAATCATCCTTATGACGTAGTAAATAACGTACCAATGAGCAAGTGGGACACGGTAAACGGTTCCACTGTTTACTTGGTGCATACTAAGCATGAATTCTTAGCTTTCTTTGAATTGTTGATGACCAAGAAGCGGGTATTCTGCGATACTGAGACTACAGGCTTCAATATGTTCGTGAACGATCGTATTGTAGGTTCCTCTTTTGGTTGGGGTAGTACACACTTCTACATCCCTTGTAGGCATGTAGATTCTGTAACAGGTGGAAGACAGCCAGATCAGCTTGATATGGACTGGCTACGTCCTTATTACCAAGAGTTCTTTGCACAAGAAGATGTTGAGGTAGTAGGGCAAAACTGGAAGTTCGACGAAAAGTTCTACTACGTAGATGGTATTATTGTCAAGTGCAAGAGACATGATACTCGTATCCTCTGGCATCTTTTTAACGAGAATGCTCCTGGTGCCCTAAAGGTGATTGCGTCTGGCTGGAGAGATGACCTTGGAAGGTGGAATCCAGGAATTGTAGACTCTTCCGCTAACCTAAATGAAAAAGAGATTTCAGCGTGGCGTACGGACGAGTCTAAGGCCCGTAAGAAAGAGTTATCTAAGGCTGTTATGGCAGCAGCTACGGAAATGAAGTGTGAGCCTCGTTTTCAAGGCTGGAAGCGTAATGACATCAAGAAGTATCTTAAGGAGGAATACTTTAAGGATCACATCTATGCTAAGTCTGCAAAGGACGACATCCATTATGGATTTATTCCTATTCAGCTATTAGCTCCCTATGCTGGTGTAGATACTTATCTAACTGAGTGTGTATTTGATTATGTAATGGAGAACATGGAGTGGAACGATAAACTCCGTGCCTTGTATGCTAATGAGATGGAGTTATCCAAAGTTATCATGGATGCTGAGATAGCTGGCATCCGCATGGACCGCGAATATTTAGGGAAAATGTCCCTTGACTACGGGGCCAAAATCGCTAAACTACATGAAATCATTCAGGAAACTCTGGTTCCCCGCCGTGTCATCCAGGTCAAGCAAGTTACTATAGATGGGGAAAATTTTGAGTCCTGCGATTTTCGTGTAGAGACATCAGACGAGCATCAGGCTCGCTGGATTAATCTAGCTTCAGCTGATCAGCTCTCAGCTTCATTAGTAGCACATGGTGTAGATCTTACTCTTCGGTCTAAGAAGACCGACAAGCTTTTGCTTGATAAGAAGATTCTTGTAAAAGCTGCACGTAAGCATAAGATAGTAGATTCTATCCTTGAACTACGTAAGATAGATAAGATTAAAAGCACTTATTTTGACTCTATCTTAGAGAAGCTACAGGCGGATAATATCCTTCATGCAAGCTTTAACCAAAATGTGTCCACAGGACGCATGTCAAGTTTTGATCCGAACCTCCAAAATATCGTTAGAGGTGAGGCTGTTCGTAATGCATTCATAGCTCTAAATGATGATTACATCTACGTACTAGCTGACTATTCACAAGTAGAGGTAAGACTAACTGCACACTTCTCTGGTGACCCTATTCTTGTTGACGCTTATCGTAATAAGCAGGACGTTCATTGCAGAACATCAGGACAGATGTTTGGTGTTCCTTACGAGGAGATGATAGCTGCGAAGGAATCAAAAGACAAGCATGATCCTAGAGTCGTTGAATTAAACGATTACCGTAATATTGGTAAGTGTTTTCATCCTGATACGGAAGTACTTACTAAGACAGGCTGGAAACGAATTCTTGATGTTTCTTTAGATGAAGAGGTAATGCAAGCACATCCCGAACTGGGGAAGGTTTCCTTATCTTGGACTAAGCCATTAGAAATTGTATCATTTAAGCATGACAGCGAACAGCTAGTTCACTTAAAAAATGAATCTATGGATCTCAGGGTTACTCCTGACCATAGGATGCTCTCATTTAATGTAAGAGGAAAACATAAAGTTGTAATTCCTGAAGAATTAAACAGACAATATTATTGGGCAAATGCTGGTCAACTATCTTCGGAAGGAACATGGACTCCTGACAGCACTTTACTGCAGTTAGCTGTTGCTACGCAGGCAGATGGCTGTTTAAAGGAATATAAAAACAATATTACATTTGGATTTTCCAAACAAAGAAAAATTGAGAGATTATCTGAGCTTCTAACTAGAGCTGGTATATCGTTCACAGCTAAAGTTCGTGCGAATGGTGCTACTTACTTTAAGTTAGACACTACTGGTTCTTCTTTAATAAAAGGCTTGTTAAGCCCAAACAAAGAATTTACTTGGAAATGGTTAGATCTAACTAAAGAGTTACGAGAACTTGTATTAGCGGAACTACCTCTTTGGGATGGTCACAAAGCACCTAATTGGAACAAATTTTCGTATTATAACACATCTAAGCAAAGTGTAGATGTTATGCAGGCCCTTGCTGCTATTTCAGACAGAAAAGCTCCTTGTTTGGATAGAACTAATGGCGGATACGAATTAAGCGTACGTGTTGGTCCGTTATCCAGGGGAGGTAACTTATCTACAACAAAGACAGCCTTTACTGACGAAGTAGCGTGTATTTCAGTACCAAGTACTTTTGTGCTTGTTAGAGACAAAGGTAAACCTGTTATTACGGGTCAAACGCTAAACTTCGCTTTGATTTATGGCGTATCTGCACAAGGTCTTTCAGAGCAGATTCCACGCCCCGCAATGTATAAACACTTATCTGATGAGCAGTGGGTATATAAGTGCGAAGATTTCATGAAGACGTATTTCAGAACCCATTTAGGGGTTAAGAGATTCATCAACAAGTATTCCCGCTTAGTAGCTGATCAAGGATATATTGAGAACTACTTCGGTCGTATTAGACATCTTCCTCATGCCAAGGCTACTGAGATTACAGGAGATGATTCACTGTTCTGGATAGAACAGAAGGCCAAGCGTCAGGGTGTAAACTTCCTAGTACAAGGAACAGCTGGTGATGTATTCAAGATTGCTGTGGTTCGTGTAGCCAATATTCTGAGAGGCAGTAGATCATACATTATTAGTTTTGTACACGATGAAATTCAGATGTACATTCATAAGCAGGATATTCACCTGTTAAATCCTATTAAGAAGGCAATGGAAGACTTCAACTTTAGAGTGCCATTAACCGTTGAAATGGATTACTCACTAACCTCTTGGGGTGCAAAGAAAGCGATTAAACACTAATGGAACTAAAAGAATTAGCATTTCCAAGTTTAGAAGAATGTGACAATGTAATCATTATTAAGAAATCTAGACGTCTTGTACCAACTGGACTGTCAAGTACAGAAGTTCTTTTTGATAGTGCAGATTACATGAAAATTAATGGCAAAGTGGTCAAGAATCGTTGGGGTAAAACAGATGACCTTATCTAAAGAAGATGAGAAACGGGTACGTGCTGCTTTAGGTTGTTCTTGTGACGAATGCTTTAGTTTCTATTATCCGAGGTTTGTAACTCTTAGTCCACAATGCATAGAGGTAAAAACCATAGGTTTTTACTGTTCAAGAATACGCAAGATATGGGAACAAGATCGGAAGGATGGAAACAATGAGTGATATGGATTTTGATATTGAAGGAGCGATCTCTCAGCTTACTTCAAAGATTTGCGATGATGAGGCACAGGCTGAATATCTTGAGGCAATGGAGATTGAGGGAACTAACGTCAATCAGTGCTGTATAGACCAGCCTACGCTTATGATGAAGGCTGTTCTATATTACGAACAGGCTAATGCCGAAGCAGATGCTCTCAAGGATGTTATTACTAGAGCATACGCTCACCTTGACCCACAGGCAAGACAATTAATTGCTGGCGCTGGCGAAAAGCTTACTGAAGCCCGTGTAGACTCAGTGATTAAGACGCACGACGAGTATGTAGCTCTACAGGAGCGATACCATGCTGCAAGAACAAATGCAGGTAAGTGGAAGGCAATCATGGAAGGTGCAAGACATCGTAAAGACATGCTTGTACAAATTGCCTCAAATTATCGTGCTGAAGGAAACAGTGAAATATCCATAAGACAAAATATGGATGCTGTTAAAAATATAGTTGGAAAGTAGCCAGCATACTGCTATACTAACCGCTCAACAAGTAACACTAACGTTACGCAATAATAAGGAAACAATTCAACATGTCAATTAATATGGATAAACTACTCGCTGCTCGCCGTGCTCTTGAAGAGAAAAAGGCTCAGAGCGGAGACTTTCAAAGTGTCAAGTTCCTCAAGCTGAATGCTGGAGCAAACCTTCTTCGTATTTGTCCCCCTTGGACTAACGAGGGTCAGTTTGCTGGTGACTTCTACCGTGAGGTAGCTCAGCACTGGAACTATGATGAGGAGCAGAAGGCCCCGCTCCTTTGCCCGAATAAGACTCCTGATATCAAGGAAGCTTGTCCCATCTGTGAGTTTATTGATGAACTTCGTGCAGATAAGACAAACGTAGAGGCTCAGCAGCTTGCTAAGGATCTACGCGCTAAGACCACTTGGTTCTTGAACGTGGTTAATGTGAAGGACCCTGTTTACACTGCGGCTGATGTAGCTGAAGCGAAGCAGGCAAAGCCGGATGCAGAGCCTTCGTTTAAGGCTGGAGATCTTAAGGTCCAGGTATTTGCTCCTGGTCCTACCATCTTCAATGGTATCCTCAATGTAATCATCGAGAATAAGCTTGATATCACCAATCCTGAGACTGGTCATAACATTACAATCACTAAGTCTGGTAAGGGCTTAAACACTGATTATTCTGTTACTCCTCAGATTGCTCCTTCTAAGCTTGAAGGATTCGACCACAATACTAAGCTTAACGACTTAGGTGTTGTCGGATTCCGCCAGGATTACGCAGAGCTTCTAGCCAAGCTGACTGCTGGTAAGGGTGGAGAGTTCAAAGGAACCCCTAAGGCTATGACTGCCCCCAAGGGTGCGAAGGCCGCTCTAAAGGCTCCTGTAGAGGAAGAGGATGACCTTCCTGAGAGCTGGAACGGCATTGAAGCTGAAGAGGATGAGGACATGGCTGCCGCTCTCGAAAGAGAAATGCTGGCTGCAAGTAAGGGCTGATTAACTAAACCTGTAATAAAGCTATCATTCTTGCTCACGCTTGGGTGATAGCTTTCTCATTTTGGAGCACAACTATGGCAACTAAGAAAAATACAAAAAAAGAAGCTCTTTCCCTAGAGGGATTGTTAGGAAAACTTCAAAAAGAACATGGGGAGAAAACCGTAGGTTATTTTGAAGATACCTATATTCCGCCCATACAGATCTCTACTGGTTCTATCGAGCTAGATGAGAAGATGGCTGGAGGATGGCAGCGTGGCCGTTTACACGAGGTGTACGGACCCGAGGCTAGCGGTAAGTCTTGCCTAACCTATCATGGTATTGCAGAGACGCAAAAGGCTGGTGGTGTAGCAGTTTATGTAGATGCAGAGCACGCCTTTGACCCTACATTCGCTTCTAACTTTGGTGTAGATTGTGAAAAGCTTATTCTTGTAAAGCCAGACAGTGGTGAACAAGCTTTTGATATGATACTTGAGTTTATTGATACGAACGAAGTAGACATGATAGTCATTGACTCAGTAGCAGCTATGATTCCTCAGGCTGAGATTGAGGCTGACCAGAAGCAGCAGCTACCTGGATTACATGCAAGAATGATGGGTAAAGGTGTTAAGAGCATTGTACCTAGAGCTGCAAAGAGTAAGGTAGCTGTAATCTTCATTAACCAGATCCGTGAGAAGATTGGTGTTATGTTTGGTAACCCAGAGACTACAACTGGAGGTAATGCACTCAAGTACTACGCTTCCGTTCGTCTGGAAGTTACCGCTCCTAAGGCTGGTTGGATTCTTAAGGATGAACTTCGCGTCGGTCATAAGATGCGCGTAAAAGTAGTCAAGAATAAGGTAGCTGGTCCAGCTAATCCTATTGAGCTACCAATCATGTACTTTGAAGGTGGTATTGACTTTACAGCGGAAATTTTCCAGTTTGCTGTGGCTCAGGGCGTCATCGAAAAGGCAGGCGCTTGGTACAGCTACAACGGCGAAAGGGTTGGACAGGGCGAGGATAATGCGGTAGCCTTCCTGAAGGCCCAGCCAGAAATGCTGGAAGACATTAAGAACACAGTATTGGCTAATAGAGCGAGTTAACTATGAAACATGATGTATTGCTGTTTAGTGATCATCATGCACACAATCACTCCTACAAATCAAGCAGGCTTGAGCATCATATACTTCCTGGTATATATAACTCTCGCCTGCTTGATGCTTGTGATGTGCTGTATGAGATTGCAAAGTATGTGAAAGATAATCAAATAAAGACTGTCATCTTTGCCGGTGATTTGTTTCATGTGCGTGAGAACGTGCCTATGGACGTCTTGTCTGCCACTCACACAGCTATCCGAGCAATAGCTAACGCGCATGAAGATGTTGACTTAATTATGATTCCTGGTAATCACGATTACTCTGATCGCTTAGGTAAAATTCATTCTTTAAAAGTTTTTAAAGACGTATCTTTTGTTACAATCTTAGATAAACCAACATCTTATTTTCAAGTAGACAAGTACGGAGATAGGATAAACTTTTACTTTGTACCTTATTCAGATTTTAAGCAGGATTACTTAGATGCATTTGAGGGATTTTCGACGTCTACTGATACAAATATCCTAATAGCTCACGCAGGTATTCAAGGTGCAATGGTTGGTGCTGACTATGTTCTAATTGGGGATAATGACCTTTCTATCAATGAGATTCCCCTTGATAAGTTTGATGCTTGTTTCTTTGGTCATTATCATAAGCATCAGCAGTTAGCTAAGAATGCTTGGTATATTGGAGCTACACATCAGCACAACTGGGGTGATGTAGGCTGTAGAAGAGGTTTCTTGCATGTTACTTTGGAAGACAATAAATCTCCTGTTATCAGGCAGATAGAAACTAGTGCTCCTAAGTTCATTAAGATCACTGATAAAGACCAAGACACTTCGGACATTAGATCCTGCGATTTTGTGAAGGTGATGTATCCTATGGACAAAAAGACTTTTGAGAAGCTCCCATCCGCGCACACTGAGCTTGTTCCCGCGCAGGTAGTTAACTTGAATAAATTGGATGACGAGCAGATCATACCTGAAGACTCACTTAATCCTTATGCCATGGTTTCACACTGGGTGAAGAACATGGGTAAAGACGAGGAATCTGAGAATCTAGGCAAAGAGTTGCTAAAGGAAGCCGAGGATAAGCAATGAATCCAGTTATTCTAATGCGCCACTCTCTGGCTGAAGAAGAAGAGTATTTAGCTGCACAGAAGTATTTTCCCGTACATAGTACCCGAGCCAGTCTTCCAGAAGACTCTCTTGTGATTGGTCGTTATAGTGTGTTGCCCTACTATGGCGAACTTTGTGATGACCTAGCATGCCTTAATAGTGTACTAATTAATTCTTATCATAATCATGTTTACGTGGCTGATTTAGGTAGTTGGTATGAGGATGTTTACTATTCTTCCTTAAACCCTGCTACACCAAAAACATGGTTTAATCTAGAGTCCGTTCCACGAGACGGTGGTCCCTTTATTCTAAAGGGTGTTACCAACTCAAAGAAGCAACAGTGGAAGACACACATGTATGCTGAAAATTGGGAAGAAGCCTCAAAGGTACATAGCCGACTGCTACAAGACGGGCTTATTTGCTCTCAAGATATTGTGATCCGCGAGTATGTTCCTCTTAGAAGTTTCGGTACAGCTATTTCAGGAATGCCAATAACTGAGGAATATCGCTTTTTCTATTACAAAACTACACAATTGTGTGGAGCATATTACTGGTCAGAACATTTTGATATTGTCGAGGACTACAATCTATCCCCTGATAACGTGCCAAAAGAATGGTTAGCAAATATTGTGAGTACTGTATCATTAAGTATTAACTTTTTTGTAATAGATGTAGCACGCACAAAAAGGGGTGACTGGATAGTCATTGAATTAAACGATGGTCAGCAAGCGGGCTTGTCTATGAATGACCCCGATACTCTCTACAAAAACTTAAAGGAAGCATTATGTCAAACGCAGTAAACGCAGTAGTTCTCGGTAATCCCAATGAAGCACTAACCGTCCAACTTAACCTAGACCTGGATCTAAAGAAGACAGACAAGATAGATTCGATGCACATTGCTGATCTACTAGCTGGCTTAATTCTTGCACAGGTAAAGCAAGTTGATGGCGCAGTATTGCCAGGAGATTTCCAGTATAAGGTTTTCTTAATGGCTACTGTGCATCAAGGAGAAGCAAGTGAAGTTCTCGACACTTGAAATTAAGAACTTTGGTACCATTGAAGATATTACACTGGACCTCGCAGACCGGGGTCTAGTTCTTATCCTTGGTGAAAACAAAGACGCAGCAAAAGCCGACTCAAACGGCTCTGGTAAGTCGTTGCTGTTTGACGCTCTTTGTTGGTGTCTCTGGGGTAGTACTGTTCGTGAGATTAAGGGTGACGAGGTAGTTCGGAGAGCTGTCAATAAAAACTGTAAAGTGACACTCACCTTCTCTGAAGGTGACAATACATACATGGTCATTCGCAGACAGAAGGATAAAGAGCATCACAAGCCCAATGATTTAGAGTTTTTCATTAATACTACCAATGCCTGTGGGTCATCCATGGCTGAGACTCAGAAGCGCGTAGATGACGCTGTAGGGGTCGATTTCTTCACCTTTAGGGCTATGATGCCTGGGGCAGGAATACGGGCCGCAGAGATGACGGACAAGGCCATTAAGGACCTTCTTGAGGGGCTACTTCAGACTGACCTGTTAGCTAAGGCTCAAGCTGTAGCCAAAGGTAGGCTTAAAGAGTTAGAGCTTAAAGAGACATTAAATAACCAAGAGCTAAGCATAGCTAATCGAGATATTCTTGCTCAAAAAGAATTAAGGCTTACTTACAAGAGTAAGCACTTATCTTTTGAAGATACTAAGCGCGAAGCCATTAAATTAGCTGAGACTAAAATCCAAGAGTTAGTTGATGAAGAGAAGCAAGTACTTAAAGACATTGAGGATAGTTCTGATAAATTGGTTAAGGATAAAGATTCTATTCTAGAGTCTATTAAACGAACAGATGAGTTAACTGCAATTATTAAAGAACAGCTACTTACATTGGCTGACGAGTGTAATGCAGAGGTAGCTAAACTAGAAAATGTTAGATTATCATACAAGGCGAAGTCTAAGAATAATCAAACTGCTATTGCATCTTTGAGACATGCTACAGGCGAGTGTGCCCACTGTAAGCAAGGAATAACTGGAGAGTACAAAGACAAGGTATTACATGACCTTCTTGTTGATGAGGATAAGAACGCTAAGATGGATACTATGATTATCTCTAAGCAGAAAGACGCCTGCTTACGTCTAGAGGAGAAACGTAAGCCACTTAGAGACAGTGAATCCCTGAACTCATCTAAAAAGGATTCTCTACAAAAAATGCTGCGGGAAGTAGACCTAGCTATTGCAAATGCGGAATACATGGTTAAGACCAAACTTACTTTCATACGTGCTAATCTAGAGACAGCCAAAAATAATCTTGAATCCATTAAAGTACAGACTTCTCCATTCGATTCGCTACTTGTTAGCAACAAGGAAGACATCAAAAAGCTAAAGAAAAAGATTCAAGAGTTAAATGAGGTAGCCACGGAAATTGCAGTTCAGAAGGAAAAACTCGCCTTCTGGGTTGACGGATTTTCGGCGCATGGTATACGTTCGTACATGCTTAAACAGGTGGCTCCGATCCTCAACGATCGGGCTGCGGTGTACTGCAAGTTGCTTACTGACGGGGAAATGACAATAGTTTTTCAGACTGAAAAAGAGCTGAAGAACGGTAATGTAAAAGAAGATTTTAATATCCTAGTGGAACAGGAGAACGGAGCTGGACTCTATAGAGGAATCTCTGGGGGCGAGAAGGCAAGAGCTGACCTAGTTATCTCCTTGGTTCTTGGTGATTTGGCCTCGTTTAGAGCGAACAAACAGATACCCTTCAGGTTCATGGACGAAGCCTTTGAGAAGGTGGATGACACAGGCTTAGAAGCTGTAGTAACTCTTCTAGAAGCACAAAAAGAGAACTACGAGACTATTTTTGTAGTAACTCACAAGAATGAACTTAAGCAACATTTTAAAGACACTATTACAGTAACTAAGCAAAAAGGTATTTCAACAATATGAAAGATATATTATTTGATCTAACTCAGCAGAAATCAATTAGAGTTAATACTAAAGCGATTAAGTCTGCAATTACGGATAAGGTAAACCTGTTAACTACAAAGCGGGATGAGTTACTGGACGAGTTAGAAAAAGATTGTGAGACTCCTGAGATATCCGTTACTGCATTAGTGGCTGTATTAGATTCAACTAATACTAAAGCTTCCACAATTCGTATGCGAGAAACAGCAATTGCTATAGCTAAGACTATTGCTGAGATTGATTATATTTCTCTCATAGCACGGCGCTTACAGGACGGTGATGCTGTATTTTACGATCTAACAATAGAGGATGCACAGAGGTTTGGGCTATGAAAACAGTAGTTGGTTTGTGTGGAAAGATGGGCTCTGGAAAAGATACAGCAGCCCAGATCCTTAAGTTGTACGGTTTTAAGCATCTGGCGTTTGCTTGGCATATCAAGAAGTTTGCACAAGAAGTGTTCAGGTTAAGCGATGAATCTTTGTGGGGAGCAAGTAACCTCCGTAATGAACCACAAACAGTTTACTTAGATTCATGGGGTGCTTCTTATAATTTCTTCCAGGCTAGAAAAAACTTTCTAACTAAGTTAGGCTTAGATGATTTTGATTATGAAATCACGGAGTCTCTACGCCTAGCATGTGATCCTTTTATTCGTCCTAATGGTGCTTTAGTAGAAGACAAGTACTTAACTCTTATTCCGAGGGATATACTAAGAGCAGTAGGAGATTGGGGACGTAGTATTGACCAAAACCTTTGGGTTAACACTACTATGCGAGAAGCTGAACATTTTGACAAGGTTGTTATATCTGATGTACGTTATGAGAATGAAGTTAGGGCTATTAACGACTTTTCTTGCAAAGGAAATTACAACGCAGGAGTGATTAAGATTATGAGAAATAATGAGCAGGCGAAGGATGACCACAGCTCTGAGCTAGAACAGGATTCACTCCCCGACACTTGTTTCTTCGATATCTACAAGAATAATCGTTCTATCTTAGCATTGCATTGTCACTTAGTAGAGGAACTAGACTTATGAGTCCTAAAACAGAAAATCGGTTATGGATATTTGCTTCATTTCTAATTATGTTTACCTTTGGGTACATTGTGATTAGTGTTAATAACTTGGTACTCTTTGCAGCTACGTTTATTTTTGCAATAAGTCTTCTTTGTTTCTACTATCTTAGACCTTCAGACTTCTTTAAACATATTTCTATTGAAAGTCATCCGCCAGTAGGTAAGTCAATATTTGAAGATGTAGACCCTGACAATGTAGTATGTATTGGTTATTGGAGTGGGACTCCTGTTTATCAGTTTGACCAAACACATGTAGGTAGTTACGATGGCCAGAACTTCTATCAGTTTTCTATGTTTCAACTAGAGCAGTTTTTGACATCTTGTGAACGTGGAGAGGACTCTTCTTACTTGAAGACTAACGTAGAAATGAGGCATGAATGAAAAGAATTGAATGTTTAGATAAGGGCTTTGTTGAGCTTAGAGACGTAATGGGAAATGATCAGTCTATTGTAGACTCAGCCCGCGTCTCCGTTTCTGGAGATGCTGTAAAGGCTGTGTCCGATGATAGAACTCTAATTCGCTATCTACTACGCCACCGTCACTCAACTCCTATGGAAAGTGTAGTATTTACTTTCGCAGTAAAGGCTCCTATCCTAGTGTTGCGTCAATGGATGCGTTCGAGGACTGGCTCTTATAATGAGATGTCAGCTAGATATAGCATTATGCCTGATGAGTTCTATATCCCCGATTTAGAAAGAATGAATGTTCAAGCAAAGAATAATCATCAGGGTTCAGACGCAGAAGTAATTGACCAAGCTTCTTATTCACAAGCACTTATCAGGAAGTCTTCAGAGGTTTCGTACTCTAACTATCAAGAGTTAGTGAATGCAGGTCTTGCAAGAGAACTAGCTCGGTCTGTTCTTCCAGTAAACATTTACTCTAAGATGTACTTCACAATGAATCTGCATAATCTTATGCACTTCTTTAGCCTAAGATTGGATTCACATGCTCAAGGGGAAATTAGAGTTTATGCACAGGCAATGCTAGACCTTGTAAGAGAACATGTTCCTATGGCTATTGAAGCCTTTGAAGACTACAGACTTGGTGCTGTGACCTTTAGTCGCATGGAGGCAGCTATACTTAAGCGTCTAGTTTGGGATGCTGTACGTCATCATGAGGACAATGGTGATGATAGTTATGCTGAGCTAGGCTTAACCAATACACAGCTGCTTGACCAACTCGGCAGTAAACGAGAGATAGCTGAGTTCCTAAGTAAGATAGAAATGGAACCTGATACTGATGAATGAAAATATAAATATGACTGGTTGGGCTCCAAAACCACCTTTCCAAATGATAGGTAGCTTCTCTTACGCTTTAGATTACCTTGAACATAACGTAGGGTCTAGAGTTTCTCGTGAAGGTTGGAATGGCAAGGGAATGTGGATCAGTATTCACTACCCTGAAGGTGGTTCTAAAATGACACTTCCATTTATTTACATGTTTACTGCACAAGGCGATTTAGTGCCTTGGCTAGCATCACAAGCTGATTTACTCGCAAAAGATTGGATGATTGTTAATGACTGAGCCAGCTCCCATGTATGTCTTTTATGTTTCTCATCATGGAGAAGAAAGACGTAAAGGAACACCAAGGGCACAACATAGCTGTGGTTATTTCGCTGATGAAAATCAGCATTTAAAGATGGTCGAAGTTTTTGCTTACTCATGTTCTTATGCAGAGAATATTGAGCCTCAGCTTTACGCGGGTAAGCTTGACCGAGAACTATTTCAGAACGCTACAATAACATTATTGCAATATAAAGATGTATGGCGTGACAATTGGACTTGGGACTTAGAAATACACACAGATTCTTCTTTCTTTATATGTAATATTTTACAAAAAGCACTGGAAATATTTAAAGAAAATAATGACAAGAATAGGATCATTATAGGGCAGGGGTATAGCAATACTTTTAGAGAAATATGGGCAAAGGAAGAGACAAATGATTGAAGATAACGAAGAGTTTAATTGGGAAGCTTTCAAACCACTTTATGCTGAGATTATGGCACAGCTAGTTGCTAATCCTCAGTTTAATACGTTCTTTGTGACTCACTACAATCTAGATATTATTGTAGATGATGATACACAAATGATTAATGTAGCAGTAAGAACTATTGCCAAGGAAGAGACTGCTCAGCGTATTCTAGCCCTAAAGGCTGCACAGGAAGAAGATAATCCCTTAATCATAACCCCTAGTCTTTACACAGGTTGAAACATGGAAGATATTTTCGAGGAAGTTAGTGAGTTAATACATGGAGACTACAACAGACAAATTAACAGACTTTATGAAGAAGCATATGCCTTTAACTTACAAGAGGTTGAGACACTATTCCTTGAACAATATCCGAACGAGGCTTTCGATGAGGCTGATGCCGGAGTATGGTAGGGAACAGCTAGAGCATCAAGTTGCTTATCTGATAAGAGAGTCTAACAAGAGACTTATACACACACTCTACAACGCTTTTGAAGTTGAAAGAACTGCTTTAAGACAAAGAGATCTAGGGGATGATATTACCGTACCAGACACTTCCGAAACCCTCTCCTCTGCTGAAGACATGGGCTTAGTTAGAGGTATTGCTATCCTGAAGGCAGCCAAGGAAAGTTTAGAAAAATGAATGACATGCGCCTATGGGTTGTTGACGCGGATGGTGAAAAATTCTGGGTATTTCATACCAGCCCTGCAGAAGTGATGGTCCTACTCAAAGACCAACTTGGTTGTTCAGATGAAGAGATGATTGGCTGGCAGGTTTCTCTGGTAACTGATTCTGATTTAGATTCATTAAAGGTATATGACAGTGATGATCACAGTATTTTTTATACTTTTCGTGAAGTAATCCAAGGTCTTACTATGCCAGATATCGTAGCCGGGACTTGTTACTGATGATCACTCCGCACGCACTTGTTAGTCTTTACAAGTATATAGAGATACTGCATATGCAACACACCGACGATGATCCTAAGCTAACTCAGGAACAAAATCGCCGAAGGCATTACCTTGTTTGCTCTGCTACATATGATGCTATGAGTGCCCTTAGCAACGGCCTAAAAGCCTTGGAGAAAGAGGGTCTATGCTAGGTGCTATGCACGGGGCCTGGAAGGTCATGGAGGAGCTGCCAGGGGCCAAGCTGCTGGTTCTATGCACAGCCTGCGGGAAGACGGTCAGGAAGCTGCGGAGGAATGACGTAGTATCCGGCAAGACCCTGATGTGTAAGAAGTGTTCCCATTCAGATAAAAATGGAACCACAGTTGACCCGAAGATGGCTGAGGTATATAACAGCTGGGTGGCTATGACGCAGCGATGCCTCAATCCGTCTTGTAAGGATTATCCCAAGTACGGAGGAAGAGGCATTACAGTACATCCTCCATGGATAGATTCCTTTGAAGCTTTTTATATGCAGATGGGACCACGACCAGCTTCTGACTACACCATTGAGCGTATAGACGTGAATGGTAATTACGAGCCCGGTAATGTAAAGTGGATTCCACGATCTGAACAACCTCTGAATACTAGGTCTAATGTCAGATTAACTGTTAATGGTGAAACAAAGCTTATTAGCCAATGGGCAGAGGATCCACGATGTCCGGTAGATAAATTCACTATCTACAAACGTAAAAAGAGAAACTGGTCAGATGAGGATGCTGTGTTAGTTCCCAGTGGAGAAAAGAGAAAGTAATATGGAGTTGTCATGATAATGTTCAAAATAACTGAGAAGCTTGAGTATAACGCTACTGAAGAACGTTACGAGGTTAGCCTTGAAGCAACAAGTAGGCCGTCAGCACTTGGAGGTTCCCACCTTCTCTGGCAACATGCATATGCAGAAAGTATGGAAGATGCCCGCAGTTTGGCTTATTTAGCTTTAGCTACTCGAATCAAAGCATTAAAGGATGAGGTAAATCTGAAATGACTAGTCTAAACTCGGTAGCTATAGTAGTTCCTGCTAAAGATAGTGAAGGTAACTTAAAGGTTGTAGGTGTTACTAGGAAAGGCAATTCTAATGACTGGGGATTGCCTGGAGGCAAGGTAGAGCCCGGAGAAACCTTTAAAGAAGCGGCAGTACGAGAATTGTTCGAGGAGACTGGTCTTAAAATAGAAGAAAAGTTTCTTACCAGGCATTTTACTGGTCCTATTGGAGAGTACTATTGTACTACCTACTATGCTTCTATCTTTGATCTGGATGGTTTAAGGCCCGAGCCTGGTACTGATTGTTTGGTTGCCCTAGTGGGTTTGAAGGAGCTATTGGCTGGTTCCTTCGGTGAATATAATGATAAACTGTTTATGAGCTTTATATAAGGAAAACTATGACTAAAGAAAAGACACATATTACAATTTTGTTAGACCGCAGCGGCTCGATGTGTGGCATTGCCAAGGATATGGAAGGTGGTATTAACGCCTTTCTACAGGAACAGGCTAAACTTCCAGGAACTTGTTTCGTCTCTCTCCATCAATTTGATGACGAGTTTGAGACAGTTTTTGAGAAGCAAAAGCTTTTTAAGACTAAGCCCGTTCCCGAAGTTGTTCTAAAGCCAAGAGGTTCCACTGCGCTTATTGATAGTGCAATGAAAGCTATCACAAAAGCTAAGGAAAATACACTTGACAAGAACATTGTAGTGATTATCACTGACGGTTGTGAGAACTCTTCTAAAGAATGTAAGACTGCTGATGTACAGAAGTTAATCAGGGAGTTAGATGCGACGGATGCATGGTCTTTTGTGTTCCTTGGAGCTGACCAGGACTCGTTTGGAGAAGCTGTTAATTTAGGTATGACCCGCTCAAGTGCGATGAATTATACTAAGAGCGCTGGAGGTGTTCAGTTTATGAGTGACGCACTTAGTGCTAGTGTCGGGTCCTATCGTTCTGGTGTAACTAGCAAAGCAGTAATGACTGCAGATCAAACCTGATGTGCTATACTCTGTTGCTATGGCAACAAAACGTAAAAAAGATTACACAGGGCTAGCTTGCGGAGTTAGTGTTATATTAGCTCCTGCAAACGAGCGAAATAGGTTTAACCAAGAATTATGGATTTTAAAGTGTGAGTGCGGTAGTTTAAGAAAATTAGCTGCTCATCAATTTAAGGCCAATAAAAGTGGCAGATGTAGAAAATGCACCCAACTTACAAATTCTAAAGAAGAGTTATTTACTCGTTTTTATGCTAATGTTCAACCAGAACCAAACACAGGTTGCTGGTTTTGGGATGGGAGTTTGCGTAACGACGGATATGGGCAATTTGCTGTAAATGGGAAACAACACGGTAGTCATAGATTATCTTATCAATTACATAAAGGTCCTATTCCCTTAGGAATGCAAGTTTGTCATACCTGTGATACACCTTCATGTGTAAACCCTGACCATTTGTGGCTTGGAACACCAAAAGATAACGCTGTTGATAAAGTAGCTAAAGGTAGAATTAACCCTGCTTTTGGTGAAGCAAATGGTGGTTCTAAGTTAACAAATGAACAAATTATTCTTATTAGAGAGCTGTATGAAGCCAAACATCTTAATCAACGTGAATTAGGCGAAAAGTTTTCAGTTGCTCATCAAACTATCAGTAAGATAGTACGTAAAGAAAGATGGGTAAGATGACTAAAAAGATTAATTCACGAAATAAAGGCGCAAGAGCGGAGAGGGACTTAGTAAAGAAGTTTGAGGAATGGTGGAAAGCAGAGTTCTTCCGTACTCCATTATCTGGAGGACTTTCTACTATGGGCTTTCAATTTAAGGGTGTAGAGATATCAGGGGACATATCCACTCCTGACCCTACATTTCCGTTTTGCGTTGAAAGCAAGAATTGTGAAGGATGGGCTCTAGAACAGCTTCTAACGGCACCTAAATGTGATCTTTACGCTTGGTGGGCACAGACGGTTGGGGAGTGTCCTGACCATCTGGTGCCCCTTCTCGTTTTCAAGCGCAACCACCATCCCTGGCTTTTCTGCATGCGGAAATCTGATTTTGTACTGGACCTTCCGCGCCCCTGTGTTACCCTCCATATGGCTGACGGCACCGAGGTATTGATCGGAAATGCTGAAGATTTATGGAAAACTGACCCTGAATTTTGGAGAAAGAAATGAAAGCTGCGTTGTTAATAGGAGAATTATGGCTATAAAGAAGTTTACAGGTTATTTTAGAGTCTACAGTCAAAGTGGTGATACTTTATTTGCTAAAGGGGTTGACCAATACATCGACCATTACCCAAGCAAAAGTAAGCTACTGGCAGCTATTTCAGTACCGTTTTACGACAATATGTATGATTTATTGGATGAATATGCATACAAAACAAAAGAAGAGTTTCTTAAAGAAGCTAGAAAGCTAGTAGCTACCTACTGGTCTGATGAAGACATTATTATTGAGTGTGCTACAGGCACCGTCATTGAACCGCTTTCATTTGGTTTAGATAAAGTTTTAGTTCAAGTTGTTGATGACTTATGGTGTAACGTAGCAGAGCAGCGAGAAGCACAACTCAAAACAGAGCTAGCTAAAAAAGCACAATTAGAGGAAGCTTTAGCGAAGGCTAAGCAAACAGTGAAGGACCTAACAAAGGAGCTTGCCACGTATGCCTGACTATGATAAAAGCGCGGAAACAGGAAAGCTTGACTCTTCTAAACCAAACCTAACAAATGGTTTAGGCTTCAAACGTAGAGAACTAGAGATGATCGTTAGTGTACCTAAATGTCCTTGTGGCAAAATTCCCTTAAAGTGTCCTCAACCTAATAACTGTTTAATGGAGAACCTTTGATGCTTTTAAGACATAAAGTTTGGCACACAGGTTGGGATATTCCCACGGAAGTCGCTCTACGGGAAGATGGCATGGTTTTGCACAACGATGCACATGGGCACCCATTATTTGAGGTATCATGCTACACTGAATATTTGGAAAATCAGTCAGACCCTGAGTTTACTCAATGGTGTAATATGATTCGTGTCCACTATGGAATGAAGCCTGCTTTACCTGACTGGATGAAGCAGGCTCTTGAAGCTGGTTGGACACCAACCTCTACCTTTAACAGAAATGATTACGCTTAGACCTTAGGAGACAACTTGAGCACTAAGAACAGACTAAAGATTTTTGTAAAGAATAGCCATCCCTATATGTCTATTCTTGTAACAAGACTACGCTTCTTAGGTGTAGTCTTCGTGGATACTCCAGACGAAGCGGACGTGTGTCTTATTGGTGGAGACTTTAATAGTGTCAATGACCACATTGACACTGAGACTCCTGTTCTTCTTCTTTCGTCCCATTTACTCTATAAGGGCACGGCTTGTCCAAACTTTGTTGACGAATCTCTTCCCTACAGCTTCCACCCGCTCGCAGACTTCGCTCTGGATGCTTATAAGTACATTACTTCAGAAACGTATTATTTGAACATTAATCCTGCACCTTGTATGGTCATTCGTACATTTCCAGTATACGGAACTTCAACTAGAATACCTATCACTAGTTTAGTAGATACTTTAGTGAGCAAGGCAAACAATTGTGAGCCTTATATTGACCCTGAGTATGGCTATCGCAAGAGGTCATATCTTCATGTAGATGATTTCATTAACGGTTTCGATGCTTTGATGAAAGCTTTTCTCCATGGTCAAAGAGGTATTTATAATCTAGGGTCGGACAAAGCTATTACTATTAAAGAACTGTATCATACGGTTTGGAGTCTTGCTGGTCTTGATACGTCTAGTCCGTTGGAGGAAGATCTGAAAGATTTTCCTTGGCGCCCTAACGTGTTGGTGCCTGACCTTACTCGTACTAAAGCAATTACAAAGTGGAGTCCAAGAATCACTCTCCGCTCTGGTATCTCTGAGTGTTTGCAATATCAGCGTGATTTATCAATGGGAGCTATTTATGGTTAAATTTGTTGCAGGAGATTTGTTTACTTATCCAGGACTAGATGCTATTGCACACGGTTGTAATTGTGCGGGAGTAATGGGAGCTGGTATTGCTAAAGAGTTTAAGAAGCGATATCCGGGGAACTATGTGTACTATAGAAATGCTTGCGAGAATGACAGCTTCTTTATTGGATCAGTAAGAATATACAGAAATGCAGATAAGTATCTTATCAATCTTGGTACTCAGGATAAGTTCATTAATCCCGCTAAATTAGAAGATGTTAAATTAGCTTTAAACAATATGATTTACATAGTCTCGGGTATCCCAGAAAATATCAAGACCATTGGTCTTCCTCGCATTGGTGCAGGTTTAGGCGGGTTAGCGTGGGAAGATGTGAAGCAGGTTATTCTTGACCTAGACACTGAGGGTCTTGAGCTAATTGTTTTTGAGGAGTGGAAGTAATGACTTGGATTTCTGAAAAAGAATATAATAAGCAATTTACCGAAGTAAAGCTTGAGTATAATAGTAAAGATGATACCCAGAATTACATCGAAGGTCTTTATAAAGGTGCTTTTTATAGGCACAATGTTTTTGGAAAGTCATTTCCTATTCACAAAGTTTTTTGTACTGTCACTAAAACAATGTATTTGATAGTGGAAAAGGAAGAAAAATCGTTGTTTAGATTTGTTGAATTGAATCAGCAAGTAAGAGTTACACCAACATGGTATTCTTTTGATATAGAGGTTTTTGTATGAATAAAACAGTTGAACAAACCGCTTGGGCAAATTTCTTGTGCGCTACGATAATTGCTGGACGTGGGCATATTACCGTGCCCGATGCTGTGCATGTAGCAGACCAGGCTTTAGAGGCTATGAAAACTAGGTTTGACCCTAAACCAAAGCTAGCTGAAGTAGTTCCTAGTACTCATACTGTGAACGGTGTATCTCTCCTGCCTCCCGATACTAAACCTAAATCCAAATGACTAAAATAGTTTGTATAAGCGATACACATACTGCTCATTACAAGTTAAAGGTTCCTGATGGAGATATTCTTATTCACGCAGGAGACTTTACTAACCACGGAGAGCAACAAGATATCATTAACTTTGCTACTTGGCTTAGGTCATTACCTCATACAACAAAGATTGTGGTTCCTGGTAACCATGATATCATGTTTGAGAGGAATGAGAGCTTTGCTAGAGAACTGCTTAATGACTCTTGTCATCTGCTGATTTGTCAGTCAATGGAATCTCATGGATTAACTTTCTACGGAACACCTTGGAGTCCTGACTTTTTCCCACATCACTGGGTGTTTAATCATGCACAGGAGAGTATCCATGCGAAGAGGATACATGAGGACATCATGGATATTTATCCCGATGTTGTTATTTCCCATAGCCCTCCTCACGGATATCTAGACGGTTGTCCAGATTTAGAGAACCCCTTTAAGGAAGTTCATGTTGGCTGCAAGGTTATGTTGCAGACTATTGAAGAACTGCAGCCTAAGCTATTCGTGTGTGGTCATATTCATGAAGGCTATGGCACAGCCAAAATAGGTCGAACGCATGTCATTAACGCTTCTTGTATGACAGGAAGATATAAGCTAGAAAACAAACCGATCATAATAGAGGTGTAGGACTTAACTCCTACTCATTTAATAAATGACCAATTTGGCACTGTGTGATATACTATCCATTACTTATGGATACTTTACAGTCGCTTAAAACAGATATTAAAGAAGACATTCGTAACTTAGCGGGTGTTACCTCCCATAATTATGAAAAGTTGGATACAAAGCTAGACACACTGAACGGTACCATATATCGTATGACTGAGAAAGAAATTACTCAGGATAAGGCTATTAGTGGTTTAGAGCACGCAATTTATGGTAATGGTAAGCCAGGATTAAAGTCTGATGTGCAGAGTGTAAGTGCTCAACTACAGCGTATCGACTCAGACATTACAGAGTTAAAACAAGAAGTAAAAAGTGGATTCTCTAAGTTAGCTGAACGTCAAAAAGAAGATGATGTTGAAAAGAAGGCTAATGAACGAAGCGATAGAGAAACCAGAACCAAACTAGCCATCGCACTCATAACAGCTGCTGGAGTCGGTGGTGGCGCACTAAAAATTATTGAGGCATTACTCGGAGTATGAACTACTATTACTACCGAGAAAACAAGAATGATGAATTGGTAGGTCCGATGAGCTATCCACATGCTCATGCTGCCTGTATGTTCTTATCTAAGAATAAAGAACGCTCTGGCACAGCTGAAATAGTAACCATTCTTGGAACCCGACCTGGAGATCCGATCGTGCAGCCTCGGATTTGTGTTGACCGTATGTACCTACGTGGTAGGATTGTGGCCACAGGTCGCGTGGCTCAATTTTATTCTGACAATCAAAGACCTGCTACGTGGTGAGGAGACAACATGCGAGTAACAGGAAAAGACCCTATAGCTAGGCGTATTGAAGTAGTTATGGAAGGTTACGTAGTTGGTCATGTGCTAGACGCAGACACTGATGAGGAAAACCTAATTACTGTACTCTATGGAAGAATAATATATGTGCCTGGACGATTGGGGTATATTCCTGGGTGGGTCTAAAAGCTTAGCTCGCAAAAGACTTAAGAGGGGCTGGTCTTTAGAAAGAGCACTTAGTACGAGGGTAGATGCCGAGTAATTATATTGCTGGGTATGATGAAGTAGGGTGGGGTAGTATCGCTGGCCCTTTAGTAGTGGCTGGTGTAATAATGCCAGATAACATAGAGATTAGCTCTGTCATTAAAGACAGTAAGAAGTTTAACTCTGAAGTCCTTCGTAAGGAAGCGTATAATCATATTACATTAAACTACCGGCATGACTGGATATTTGTACATCCTGGGGAATGCTCCAATTGGGGGGAAGCTTTGAGATTTGCAATGACGAGTCTAGCTAGTTCCATGATTGATAAGTTTCCACAAAATGGAAAAGTCAAAATGATAGTAGACGGAAATACTACACATGGAATACACGGCATTACTGCTGTACCAAAAGCAGATGCTCTTGTTGCTGCTGTTGCTGCTGCCAGCATAGTTGCTAAAGTGCTTCATGACGAGTATATGATAAACCTACAAAAAGTTTGCCCTGTTGATTATGGCTGGGAACGAAATAAGGGCTATGGCACACCCGAGCATATCAAGGCTCTAAACCAATATGGGCCTATTCGCGGAGTTCATAGAGAGAACATTGACAAGGTTAAGAAAGCTTTAAAAAGCAAGGGATGGTATAAATGATTGATTTTACTAGAAAGATAGGTTTTGAAGATTTCGAGTGGAAGCAAACGAACACAGACCTATATGGTGTGGCCACAAACACCTACCAGCTTGCCCTTCAGGTGGTCCTGGAAGCCCTTGGCTCGCGAACCCTAGACATCGTAGCCATCATGCCCGTTACGGCCTCTCCTGAGGCGTTAGCAGCCGTTCTACGTAGTGGTGCCCTGCCCTGCCTTCTGGACATTAATCCGTTCAATCTGCAACTCGATGTAGCCATTCTTAAAGAAGCTGTTTCAAAATGTGAAAACTGTGTAGTCATTACTAGCGGAGATAACGTTTCTTCCAGTATTAGAGACTTTCTAGTTGAACAAGATATTATTGAGATCTGTGACACAAGACATACGATTAATCCTTTCATAGCTGCTGAGCCTAAGGCTACTTTTGAGATCTATGACCTAGCGCCTCTGATTGGGGCTGGAGGATTTATTGTCTCAAAGTATCAAGACATAATAGATGATATCAAGACGGTTCGGTCTGGCATACTTGGTCATGCTGGACATCTTTCTCCGAAAATGGCTACATTTCTTCAAGAGCGAGGATATATTCACGACCTTTATGTTCAGAACCGCAAGAATTATGAACAAGATCATGGTATGCGACTAATCACAGATTTCAGATATCCGTTGCTGATCACTGAAAATGCTGATAGAGTGGTCGCTCATCTGCATAGCTATGGTGTTACGGCTACGCGAGGATGTGTGCCTTTACACAAGATTGATACTATCAAAGACCGCTGGGAAGCTACACCAAGTTATCCAGTTGCAGAAGCCATGTTTGAGAAGGTCACGGCTCTGCCCGTTGGTTATAGAATGACCTACACGGAAATTAAGAATATTTTACTAGCTTGTAAGGAATTAAAATGAAAACTTTTAAAGAACATGTAGCGGCTACACTCAGGTCACTAGCGGATCAAGTTGAAGAGGAAAGTATAATTTGCTATTTGTGGAATGCTACAAACAAAGCTGATAAATATGAGGGGGATGTCACAGACCTCATTATTAAGGCCAAATTCAGTATAGATCCAGGTTACGAAATAGATGGTTATGATGATGGAGACGATGGAGCTTCAATTATACAAAAACTTAATGAGTTACTAAAGAATAAGGAAGTAGAAGTTAATGGCAACTAAGAAAAAAATAAAGGTTCATGTAGCTCAGCTTATTCCAGTATCAAAACTACATTGGTTAGAAGGTAACTCGCAAAGACAAACTAAGCAGCAGTTCTCTGAACTTAAGAAAAATATTCTTGAAGAAGGTTTTGACGAAACCTTAATCGTCAAAACTCGTGTTGATGGGGAATATGATGTTATTTCAGGTAATCATCGTGGTCAAGCTGGAGTAGAGCTTGGCATGGAATCCCTTCCTTGTGTAATTCGTGACGATTGGGACGATATCAAGGCTCAGTTTCAGTCCGTTCGTCGTAACTACGTTCGCGGTGTTATTGATAAGAACCTGTTTACTGCACAGGTGAACACCTTAAAGGACAAGCATAGCGTGTCATATACTGACATTCTTGAAGGTATCGGTTTCGCGGACATGGATGACTTTGCTGCTCTTTATAAGGATGAGAAGGAAAAGCAGGAAAAGGCTCACGAAGCTATGGCTGAAGATGCTTCATCAGACGCGAGTGCAATTAAAATGATGGATGACCTTGGTATGATTATCTCCTCTTTGATTCAGAAGTACGGAGATACCATTCCAAACAGCTTCATTATTATTCCCGTTGGCGGAAAGAACCACTTGTACATTGCCTCCAACGCCTCTCTGAAAAAGTCTCTGCACAGTATCGCTACGGCTTGTATTGACCAGGGAATGGATATTAACGTAGCCCTAGCAGGACTTCTGAGTATTGGTCTGTCTCAGACTAACTTCTTGAATAAGGATGGCAAAGCTGAAGTAAAAGATGCAGCCAATATTACTGGAGAATCTGATATTGAGGTTCTATGAACAAACTGTTAGGAATGAATAAGGAGTTGGGAAAAATAAAATCTGCGGACTTAACTATTGAAGATACAAATAATCCTTATATTGTAGTAGCCTTTTCAGGAGATGGGTGGGGTGTCTGTGCTCACGAAACTCCTGCAAATTTTATGAAGTACATGCAAGATGCAGGTAGACACTGGTTATCAAATATGCGAAATGTTCCAGTGGAAGTGTGTTTTGTAGATAACACACTTCATTCATGGAGAGTGTTAAAAGAGGTACTGTAATTTTAGTTAAAATTATGCTATGATTAGTCTCTAATGACTTATCTGGCTATAGAAGTTGTAGATGTCCTCCCAACCCCTGCGGTTGTGGGGGATTCTCTCGTTTTAACTACGGATAGTTATTTGTACATCTGGAATGGGTCAGCTTGGATTTCCCAGGGAGAAGGCCGTAAAAGGCATCAAAGAGACTATACTAAAGCATTCTCTATTGTAGACGAAATACCTAATACACCTGTAATAGGAACAACAGTATTACTCTCCACAGTAAGTATTCTTTATACATTAACGGAAACTGGTTGGGTTGCTGGTGGAGGTGTTATAGGTGTGACGCCTGGCACACAGTTCCCCACATGGATTGACCTTGCTACGGGCTGGAATGCAGAACCCGTGTTACACACGGCTTTGGCTGGTGGAGATGTGTACACTTACACTTTTAATAATGGCGGTCCATATTATCGGTATATTGCTAATGATGGCAGCATTGATGCTTTTTATGAAAACTTTGATGGAAGTACACTATCAAACTTAGTGGTTGAAAAAGAGATAACACTTTAAAATCTTTTACTTTTTATCTGGATATGTTATACTTATCCAGATATTATGTCTGTAATAAGCAGACAAAGGAGATTTTGAATGAGTTTCGGCAATGCCACTGAGACAGATCTTTTACGACTAATTATGAATGCAACAGCCTTACCATGGGCTGCCGCTACAGATATTGACGTACATCTGCATACTGCTGACCCTGGAGAAGCAGGTATTTCCACTACAAATGAGGCTACCTACGGAGGCTATGCTGTTGTTACAACTAGTCGCGATGCTACTGACTGGACTGTATCAGGAAACCAAGCTGTCAACGCTAACTTAATCCAGTTTGTTGTGTGTTCAAGCGGTTCTAATACTATTACTCACGCGAGTATTACACCTGCTGGGTCTACACAAATAATTGCCTATCATGCACTTGGTTCATCACTTCCAGTAGTTGCTGGTATTCAACCCCAGTTTGGTGCTGGTACTCTTACAATGACTCTTAACTGATGTCTGCCTTTAGAACATTAACTGATCTAAACAATGCTTATGAAAATGGGCAAGTTCATTCATGTTCTTTTAGAAAAGTGTTCACGGCTACTGTTACTGCAGGTTGGTGGCATGACCTATCCCGAGAAGCAGGATTTCCGCTTCCTAACTATTATGCAGCTACACCATTAGCTGCAGAAGTGCTTGATGGTCAACGAGGTCTTTTTCACGGACCTAATCAAAGTCCTGCTACAAAATGGATTACTAAACTTGGGCTTGTAACACCAACAGCAGCGGCTCTTGGTCAAGTTAAACTTCTAGATTATCTTCTGTATTATCCATTTATAGACTCTGCTACATTAGATACACAAGTATTAGATAATACAAATACACTTCCTAGATATACAGATGGAGCTGGTGTACAAGTAATGGCCGTAGTTGTTGGTGCTCCAACCGTAACAAATGGAGCATTTACATTTGATTACATAAATCAAGACGGTGTGGCAAAAACATCCCCTATACAAGGTACCGCAGGTACCCTAGCAAGCGTAGGTAATTTATATTGCAGTGCTCCAGCATCTAATGTGAATACTTTGGGTCCTTTTTTAAAGTTAGCCAGCGGAGACACAGGTGTTAGATCTATTACATCTGTAACATTTAGTGTTGCTACAGGTGGGCTTATTACCTTAGTATTAGTTAAACCACTTATGGACACACTAACACTTGAAATTAACGTACCTTATGAAACTGCTGTTTGTATTAACAAACCAATAACACCTGTTTTAGATGGTGCTTATTTAAATTTAATTTTCCGTCCAACTGGAGCAGTAACAACAGCTACTATAGCTGGTTATGCGGAATTTGTGTGGAGCAATGATCAATGACTATTTCTAACCAAGATGATGTAATCTCGGCCTTAACATCTGGCCGAGTTGTACACCGTGAGAGCGCAAAAAATATTACGCCAGCACACACTGCTGGTGGTTGGCATTCCACTATGGGATTACTAGGAAATCCTGTGCAAAGCACCTTTCCCGGTACCTCACTACTTTGGCAAGCCTGTGATGAATTTTCTGGAGATGGAACAAACGTCTTTGGGATAAACCATGGCGGGCCGCCTGGTGGTGGCATGACCAAACACATTCTCAATGTGGGTATGTCACTTGTAGCCGCTGCTGGTGCTCCATGGCAGGCCAAATTAGTAGACCTTCAGGGTTATTATAGATTATCTGGTACAGATGTTACTGGTACAGGTTCTCGTACCTTAATTAATAGTAATACATTCACTGCCTCATCCTCTTCTGGTCTGTTGCTTACGTATACTAACGACTTTGTAAGTGGAACAAAAGTACGATTCACCACAACCACGACACTTCCTACTGGTCTTTCTTTAGCCACTGACTACTGGCTTATTCGTGTTTCAGCTACAACAGCTCGGGTAGCTACTAGTTATGAAAACTATGTCGCAGGTACAGCAATTGCTTTCACAGACGCAGGTACAGGAACACATACATTAACCATACAAATGGGAAGATATGCCAATGGAGTTGGTTGTCTTGCTTCTTTTGTAGTAGGTACTGCACCTACAGGTGGTGGTCCTAACTTAACAGCATCAAGCTATACTAATAGTGCAGGAACTCCTGGTAGAGCATTCTCAAGTTCCCCAACTATGGGAGCTGCTGCTGATGCCTATGCTGGACGAGTAATTCATTCAGGTAACGCAGCAGGCAGATATGGTCCGTTTTTACCTCTGGCAAGTGGAGACACAGGTGTTGCCTCTATTCAGTCCTTCACTCTTTCAGGTGGTACTGCATACACAGGTTCAGGAGTTCTTGGATTATGTATAGCAAGGCCAATTCTAGACCTCCCTCCCTCTGCTACGGGACAATGGACTGAACGTGAGTTAGTAAATCAGTTTCCGTCGTTTCCTAAGATTGAGGATGGAGCATGTCTTGTGTGGATGTTATTTGGAACTGGTGCTACTACTAACCTTTCGCCTATTACTTCTACATTTGACTTTATATGGGGCTGATTAACAACGGACTTCGCCGAGCTGGCCCATCCACTGTGTACGGCATTGGAACAGCTTCATTGCGCTTGCCTCAGGCAAGCGCAGGTGCAATGCGTATAAGATATGCATGCACAGAAGGCGTTTCTCGTGTTATTGGTATTCCGAGTGGATATCATCCGCCTATTTCATGGTCTATTCCACAAAAAGGTGGAGCCATGGTTTGTCGTGCTTTAGGAGAAAGCTCAGCAACTGGCACCATAGCAGGCGGTATTAATCTAACATGTGATATAATTGGTGAATTAACTACAACAGGAAATGGTGCAGCTGTAGCTGCTCTTTCCTGTTCAATAACAGGAACACTCACTACCACAGCGATCATGGCTGGTATAGCTAACATAACATGTGATGTAACAGGTGTGCTAGTTGCTACTGCAACACATAGTGCTATAGCCCACGCTTCGAGCGCCATGTTTGGCGAGTTAACTACAACAGCTACTTTAGGTGCCTCTGCTAGTATGACCTGCGAGCTATTAGCATCCGGTACTGAACTTACTGTTGATGACATTGCTAATGCTGTTTGGAACTTTAGTACTCGGGAGCTTACATCAGGTGGAGGGGGCGGTGCCTCTGCTGCTGATATTTGGTCATATGTAACCCGAACCTTAACCACAACAGGCGTTACTGCTATTCAAAGTGGTTTGGCAACATCTGCCGAAATAACTGCCGCACAATCAAGTATTGAAGCTAATCAAGCGATTATTAACATAGGTGTTCAAAAGGCTAGTAAGTTAATTCCACATAGTACTAGTCTTTGACTTTATTTAATAAAATAGGTATACTAAACTATGTCTTTAGTCTTTCCAGGGTTTATATTTTCTGCACCTACCAGTGGCCCGCCTCCGCTCTTCCCACCGACCACGCACCTGCTGGAGGCGTGGCTATCTGACACGGGTGTTTTCGAGGCTGGGACCGGGGTGGACTCGTGGCTCGGGGCTCACGCAGGACTCGACGCAAAGCAAAGCAATGACGCAAAGCGACCAACTTACACACTCGCGTCGCTTGGCGGACAGCCCACATTGGACTTCAATGGCACAAGCGACTTCCTCAGCCTGTCCAGCGGACTGGCATCGACGGGCAGCGATCACACGACATTCATCGTCATGACGCATACGAATGCTGCGTCTCAAAACTTCTTCGACTTTGGAACCGGGCGATTTGCGATGCGGATAGGAACGCCCGCAGGGACTGTCGAGGCTTTCGATGTCGCCAACCGGCAGGTAGGAGTCATCGCAGGCGGGACGCGCGTTCTGACTTACAGACAGAGCGGTACGACGTTCAGCGCGTACAACGGGTCAACGCTCATCGGGTCTATAGCCTCATCCGGGAACGCGCTCGGTGGGACTGCTGCGATGGGCGCGAACTTTCTCGGGACCGGCGCGTACTCCACCGCTAAGATCGCCGCGATTATGGTTTACAACGCAGCGCTCGACGCGACCGCGCGCGGCAATGTACTTGCATTCACAACCGCGAAGTACGGGACGCCGTGATCTTCAATGGCACAGCGCAAGAGTGCACAGAGGCTCCAGCGCGGCGCTGCTAGCGGTGCCTGGCATCGGGCCGACGCACACCTCTTTGACTTTTTTACCTTTATTGAGTATAATTAACTAAAGATGACTAACTTTTTCCAAAATCTTCCTATTCCCAAAGAGCTAAGAGACGCCCTAAATTCGGAAACTTCCGCAGAAGATGGTAGTGGTGGTGGTTCACGCACTACGCGCCGTGTTACTGAAGCAGATGGCGTTCCAGGACCTCCTCCATTGGATGTGGCATTGGTCTACTCTTTATCCTCCACTGACTACGGTAATACATTGTGGTTAGAGGATGAAGGAAACGCCAATATCTTCAAATATGTTGGGCTTCCAACGTGTCCGCTGGATACCCAAATTCGCATCATCAGCATGCCTGCGCCTGGTGTGGAGCCTGGTGTTGATAATTTTACCTATGTTGGACACGAGACATATGCAAGTCCTCTTTATCTACTAGTATCCGGTGTACCCCTTGAAGATCCTCTCGTTCAACTCACGACTGGGAATGGCTGTACTTTCACTCACATTGCTGACGAAGATGACATCCCAGTATGGGAACTCACGTTTGATTATCCACTCGCCGCCTCCGCACCCCTAGCACATGCTTCATCACATGCCCCTAATGGAAGCGACCCGCTATCCCTGTATGATTTTGAACCAGTAGCTCCTATTGGGTTCGAGAACTTCAGCTCAGCTAACTATCTAATTGGAGCAGCTGGAGAATGTGCTGGTAATGCAAGTGGCTTCAATGCTACGGTTATCTGTCGTTTATTAGATGTTCCAACCGGAGGACTCCAAACAATTTTTGGTAACTGGAACCCTTATGCTGGTACAGGTGGATGGTTTATTGGTGTAGATAATGACCGCTGGAAGTTTGGCGTTGCCGATACTTCTGACGGTATGGTTATTGAATCAGCTTCCAGTGCTGGTCCCGCTGACCTAGACCACTTTCGCGGAGGTCGCCTGCATTCATGGCATGTGATCACACTCACGCTCTATGGCGCCACGGCGTATCTGGTTGTTGATGGTGAGGTTGTTGCTCAAATAAACCCCAGCTCAGGATTTCAACCAGCGGACAGTGGTTTGGCTCCATACATCGGGCGCTCGGCCAATGGGGGCGTACCTACTCCAGCATCAAGCGTCAACGTGGCTTACTGGCAGTATGGTGAAGAAGGCGTCGATGGTTGGACCAATTTTACACCATACCAAATCACATCAGCACATCTAAGTGTGCGTCAACAGCGCACTGCGGCGATGTCGTCTTCGATTGGAGATAGCAAGTACACCGTCGTTGCAAACGCTGACGTTGTAGATGATAGCGTTGTCCGTGCTAACTTCACTCGGGTCGGAGGGGTCTACCCAACTTCGTTCCCGAACTTCTGGTAATTGCCCTTTTATCATAAAATATGTGCTATACTAGTAGAGTATGGCACATCCTACTCATATTATACCTGCCTCTAAACCAAAGTTTTCTCCAGAAGATATTACTGTTGAGGACCTAAACTATCTTTCAAAAGATAGTTTTGCACTTTGGTGTTTAACATCTGGAGTCAAGCCTGATCATAATGACTTTGACTTTGACTCTCACCGATATCTTCTCCCAATCTACATGGATATGGGGGAGGAGATCGTAGTACGTAAGGCTGCGCAGACTGGTTTATCCGTCTGGTCAATGCTCCGCGTTCTGTACTGGTTGGAGGTTCACCAGGGACGTAAGGCGGGTTACTACGTTCCCACTCAGGATCTTGCACAGGGCATGTCAAAAGACCGATTGGAGCCTCTTATGGCTTCTTGTGTGTCTATAGCTGCCATATCAGATCCTAATGACAAGCTGAATCTGAAGAAGGTTGGAGCAAGCTCGCTATACTTCAATCACATTGGAGGTTCAGCTTCTAAGGACTCTGTACCCCTAGACTATCTCTGTTTTGATGAGGTACGTCTTATGGACACAAAAGACGTCTTCCAGACTCAGCATCGTATTGCTCACTCACCTTTCAAGATGAAGAGTTATGTGTCTACGGTTGGTATGGAAGGCGATACCATTGACATGTTTTACATGCAAGGTTCACGTTCTTCGTGGGTGAGTAAGTGCGGGTGCTCATTTGGATGTAATCTCGCTACTACATTTCCTGATTGTGTTGTCTATGATGATCCCAAAAGACCAGGAGAATTCTACTTTAGATGTCCAAAGTGTCTTTATGAAATTAAAGATCCGCAAAATGGGTACTATCTTAGAGAAGACACATCTGCTGATTTTAATTCATATCACATGAGTCAGCTTATCTCACGTTACCGTTCTCTGAAAGATATTTGGCGAGAATATATTACCACTACAACTCGTAGTGAGTTCTACAATTCTTGTTTAGGACTACCCTTCACAGACTCTGAAAACGTAGGTGTTACACGAGAACAAATGCTTGAGTCTATTAATTCTGATTTACGCTGGGCTAAAGATGAGAAAAATATTCCTCCTACCGCCATGGGTATTGACCAAGGCGCTGGTTACGTAATGTGTGTTATTGCTGACTATAACAAGGATAAGACTAAGAAACGTCTTAGACACGTAGAGATAGTAGAAATAAACAATCCTACATACAACCAATATAAAGACCCTTATGAGCGCGTAGATGAGTTAATGAAAGAGTTTAATGTTCAAATCTGTATTACAGATGCTTTGCCTAACGTTAATTCAGCTTTAAATTTCGCTCAACGCCACCCTAGAAAGGTTTTCTTAGCTTATTACTTAGACGGTCAGAAGGAAGTGGTTCAGTGGCTTGATAGGCAAAAAGCTAAAGAAGGAGTTCAAAAAGCAGGACCCTTCTTGAAGTTCAAGTATGTAGCTAGTGTAGGGCGCTACCCGTCATTAAGTTATTCTTTGGGAGAATGGGCACAAGGAAACTGGGAAATGCCTAACCCTAACGGGCTACTTCAAAGAGCCATTGCTGAGAAGACAGGTATGGTTGAGCTGCTGAGTCCGGCTGAGAGATTGATCGAACATAACTGTAAACTCGTTCGAAAGTGGAAAGAGGCAGATGCTGAGCAAGGTACCGGAAAATATTTGTGGGTTTATGGAGGGCGTCAGGACCCACATATGGCTCATGCTTTAAATTATGTGAATATAGCCTTAGAAAGGCTTAGAAAGCAGGCTTCCTTTACGTTTGCGTGACCGTTGCATCTCCATATACACATGCTATACTAGCCTATGGCAAGAAAATTCACACAAGAACAAGCTCAAGAAAAACTAGACTGTATAACAGGAGGAAATCTGCGGATTGAATCATGGGGAGGTTCCTGTAGAAAAATATCCACCGTCCGAGATATATCTCGTGATGTTACCTTTAGTAATTCTCTGAATTATATATTTGCGGGTCTTGCTGTTAACCCAAACAGGATATGGGGTTGTACTTCTCAAGAAAGAAGTATGGTTGTTTCTGCTAGTAAAAAAACATCTCTGGAAGATGCACAAAAAAAGTTGCCGGACTATATTGAGATAATTAGTTATGGCGGCTGTTTACATAGCCCCTGCACAGTAAAGCACAAGGAGACTGGTAAGGAATTTACCTATAAAAAACTTACAGATCTTATTCAGTCTATTAAGAATGGATCTGTTCCTAGTTCCTTAGGAGTAAAACCAGCTAAGAAAGAACGACCATCTCTGGCAAAAGAGACTGCAATTAAAAGACTTAAAGATAAATTTCCTACACGAGACTACGAGATAATTGCTTGGGGCGGAAGTGCACGTAGCAAGGATTCTGTTTTTATGGACAAACTCCACAATTTTGAATTCTCCTGTTCCTATGATTACTTACGAGACAAGCTAAAAGAAAATAGTGAAAGGCTTATTGGAGCACCAAGCCACTTAGTTGTTGGTGAAAGAAACAAAACTAGGCAAGAAAGAAGTCTAGATTATCCACTTTTCCAAGACAAAAGTCCATCTGATTGGGCAAAAGAATTGAACTGCTCATATACATATGCTCAAGATGCTTTTAGATATAAAAATTTCTCACTGTTAACTGACTATGACCCTAATAAGTCTTCTTTAGAATCTACTGTGGAAGACTTATTGAATAAGTTACAAATAGACTATATACACAATAAAAAACTAAAAGACACATCATTTAGGCCAGACTTCACTATTCCTTCACATAAGCTTATTATTGAGTGTGACGGAAACTATTGGCACAGTGATGCGCAGATAAAAGATACTAATTACCATATTCTTAAGAAGGAAGCTTATACTAAAGCTGGTTACACCTCTCTTTTCTTTAGAGAAAATGAGATTAGGGACAAACTTCATATTGTAACATCTATGCTACTTGCTCGACTAGGATTAACACAAGAGAAATATATGGCGAGAAAGTTGTACATTCTTCCAGGTAACCCACAATTTATGGAGGAACACCACTTAATGGGATCAGGAGCAGGAAGGCAATACAGCTTATTTCACGAGACAAAAGAAGTTGCCCAGATGCAGGTCAAATGGGTAGACAAAAGCTCAAAAATGCTTGAGATTTCTAGATTTGCAACTAACGGAAGTATTATTTCAGGAGGATTTAGTAAGCTTCTTAAACACATTGAAGAAGTGGAACAGCCGAAGATAATTAAAACCTTCATAGATTTACGCTACGGCGCTGGCCACTATTTACCAAGTCTGGGCTTTTCACATGCTGGAACGCATAAATCATTTGTCTGGGTATATGGTAATAATGCCTTCCACCGTATGAAGTTTCCCGGAAACACAGGCTATGACCATGGATATCACAAACTATGGGATTGTGGACAAGCTAAGTTTGTAAAGATCATTACTTGATGTTATACTTAATGAATGAAGAAAGTATTTCTCATTATTAGCTTTGTACTACTCCTTTTAGGTTTTAGAGGTTGCGAAACAGTTACTGGAACTCCAGTAACCTATGACCCTTGGATCCAAGCAGTTTCCGATATTCAGGAAGATTGGCGTAATGATCCAACACTCCCTAGTATTGACACACCACGTTGTCAGCAAGCACTGGAAGGTTTAGAGGTTAGACAGGCAACCGAACAAGAGTGGGCTGACCGTCTCAGGTTGTGCCCATATGTGGAAGGGGGCTGCAGCACCATCTACGACTGTTCTGGCGCCGTTTGTGCGACCGGGACGGTGCAGGAGCAGGCCGGAGCTTTTCGTGTCTTCCTGAGCCCCGCAGAGAACGCGGATGGCCACGTCATTACGGTTCGACATGAAGTTGCTCATGTCCTTAACTGGTGTACTGTGGGTCACTTCTTTGCTCATCCTCCGCACATTTTTGGTGGTTCAGGTGTCGTTTGGCGTCGAAAAAAGCTTCTTCATTTGGACGGAGAGCGGGACCCTGAGGCTTACTGTTTATTTAGTAGTAACATCTAATTAATACTTTTTATTAGCCCAGTAAATAAAAGAGAACCAAACTAAGAAAGGGTACTAGGAGAAATTCCTAGTACCCTTTAGTGCTATATAAGCTGACGTAACTGATCAGCTGCTCCCGCTATACCTCCAGAACTAAAAGCTAGTATTTGTCCTATCTTTATAGGTGATATAGCTGCTTCTTCCTTTAGTTTTCCACATATAAAGTATAAGCAAGCAATAACCTGTCTTTGTGCCATCTTCTGGTCTTCACTCATGGCATACTCCTCGGATGTAGAATCTTTCCTATACTTGACATTACCCGATCGAAGGCTAATTGACCTTGCTTATCCCCCCAATAAATCAGAGCGGATGGGAAAGGTGCAGGCTGATTCTTCTTGGTGACTTCAGTGGGATCAACAAACTTGAGTCTTCCCTTAATGAAGCAAATAGAACGAGCCGTAGGGAAAATCCAATCCTGGTAATACTTTGTGTCTGTTCTTGCCGGAATCAACATGATGATTTCACAAGACCTTGCTGACTCCGCAACTGCCTTAATCACCCATTTATCACATTCGTTATAAGGCTGATTAACATAATTTACTCCTTGTTTAGCCCAAGGCTTAGAAAGCCCATCATCAGTAGGGGTATAAAATGTTAATGCACCAGTAGGATTATCTGCTGTAGTACAGGGGTCCAGTATAATTGGACCCACTTGGCGCACTAATTCAAGAATAGATTCAGGGGTTTGCCAGAGCTGTGACTTACTTGTGAATAGGGCTGGATTTTCTTCAGTAACTGACATCAAACACCCCAGAATTCTCTGTAATTGTCACAAAGAGCATTAACAACATCAGCATGCGTCATGCTCATTTTGGGCCACTCTCCAAACGTCTTCTTGTAAATTTCCTTCTGGGTACCATAGTCGAGTGTCTCATACGGAGGATTCACGCAAGGCATCTGAGATACAAAGAAAAGCATCTCTTCCTTACTAAGGAGTTCAGCCGCCTTCTGAGAGGGGAAAAGGCCATGTTCTACTAACCAATCAGCAACTTCTCTCCGCTTAGCACCATCTGCAGGAGGATGAAATTCAGTTACATTATCAATGTTATACCCAGCTTCCCAACGGGTCCCAGTCTTGCCGGTGTGAGCCGTGTTATCGTCATCATCCCAATAATCGTCATCTGAATCATCCGAGCATTCCGAGTCGTCTTCGTCATCCCAGTATACAGACTTGATAGGGCTAGTATCTACATACTCAGAAATAACTAAGTATTCACAAGTACGAAGCTTCTCGCTGTTATGGTCATAAGGAACGCTAACTACATCCTTAGGATTAACCTTCACAAGAACAATACGATCGCCACCAAAAGCTCTAGCATAATTAAGAGTACCAACATGCAGGCCAGGGCCGCAAGCATTGTTAGGGTCTTCAACAACACCCTCTCGCGGCATTGTGATACGATTTCCCGGATGGTTATCGAACTTACCTGAATGACAATCCATCCAGGTATTCTTAATCTTCTTATAACCAAGGAAGCAACCATCAGAAGTGATAGGGAAGCCACCATGCTCTAGGAAGCGATAAAGGTCATCTACGGACTCTGGACGAGGATTTCTCATGCAGTTAGCCAGGAACTTCATAAGACCATCGAAAGGAAGTCCTTCATCATGGCAAGCAACAATACGATCAGTAAGAACTGAATGTAGTTCCTCACCTCTAAAAGTAACAACTCCATGGTCAACCCTAAAGTCGATATCCTTAATCTCCGCAATAGGATTAAGGAGCTTAGTTAGCTTTACTTCATCATTAAGAGCTGCCTTAATCTGAGTAAAATTTGGATTGGTGTTGTGGATAACGTGCTGCTTGCCGTTAAGGACTAGAATGATATTGTTTGCAGCTAGAATGAAAGGGACAGTTGTCATGGGGCCTCGTGAATTTGTGGGTTATTAAGGTAATCTAGAATGACGGGTGCATGATGATGAAAATCATCATCGTCAAAAGAGCTAAAAAGCTCTAGTAGAGGATATTTCTTTTTCAATAGGTTAAGAGTTTCCTCAAACTCTTTCTTTTTCTTGCGAGCTGTATCAACCAATGTGTTTTTTAAATCAACCATGTCCTTCTCGGACATAAGACCAAAACGATAGTCGGTAAAATCATACGCGATTTTAAGATCATTAAACAAAGCTACTAAATTTGGATTATTAGTTTTAAATAAGTTATCTGTGTTACCAATAACACACTTATTGAATTCTATTGAACTGTTAAGAATGTATCCTAGATAATAACCAAATAACCCACTAGTAATATATCTGTCATGTAAGGTTTTATTGATTAGTATATGGTCTATAATACTTTGCCTAAAGGCGTAGTAATCAAATTCTTTCCACTTAGGATGCTTTTGAAACTTAGTCTGTGCTGTCTTACGAACACCGAGAATAGAAGGCGTTGGTAAACCTATCTTTTCACTAAGATAGAGTAGTTTGCTTAAAGAAGGAGTAAAAAACTTATCAGAGTCATAAGCGTTAATAGGAGTCCAAATACCACCATCATTAATATCAAAAGTGTCATCTACATCAATAAGACAATTAGTAGACTTCTCTTCCATTATAGGCCTAAAAAGCTTAACTGTCTCTGGCTTTAAACTTGTACTACGCTGCTTCTTAGGTGGTTTTGGAATCGCTTCTAAAATAGGAATTAGTTCAGAGACAAAGCGAATTTCAGAACCATCAAATCCAAAAACATCCAGAAACTTAGAATGATACTTTTGACCCTTAGCATCTTGAACAAGGTAGACGGACTTAGCCACTCTGCTTTTTTCCGTCTCCAATCTAAGCCAGCTACGAAGTACATAGGCAGCATTAGGAATATCAGCATAGAATACTGGGGTGTTAATTATATCATTTACAGTAACAACAGCTATGAAGTCACCGTCTCTCTGTACTCGAACCTTATTATTGTTTAGTATTTCTGAGTTATACTCAAACAAGTCTTCTTCAAAGGTTCGAGTTTCAAACGTGGTAGTAAGTTCTCGTCCATTATACTTAACAGACCTAGCAAGAGTACGCACAGACTTAGACGCTAAGCTGTCATAAAACTTACAAGCCTCGAAGTAAGTCTTAGAGGTAGTAAGAATCTCATTTTCTAACTTTGCAACGAATTCCTTCTTAATCTTGAGAACCTGTTCTGAAAGTACTCTGACTGTTCTTAGGTCATATGAGATCTGTTCTCTAGAGGGAGTAATTTCAAATGCACCAATAGGAAGATGCATCTCTATGTAGGTCTTATCATCAGCAAAGTACTCAAGAAACTGACTAGCCTCCTTATCCAACTGATGATAAGCAATAGGATAAGCTATGTAACCCATTACTGCTATATGATTAGCTGCCTTGTACTGCTTAAAAAGCTTCCAATTAGGCCCCTCAATGGAATCATCATAAAAGGATTCAGGCCACTCAAAGCGAGCAATACCGTGAATGTTAGGCTTAACAGGAAAGTGCTTGAGAAGACTAACCTTGTTAGTGAATGCATAAAAATCGCCATGATTCACAGGAAGCTGAACTTCCAAGCCATTTTCTTCGTCCGTCTCAGCCTCGCCAAGATAGTTGATCGTTGGCAGCCCAGCTTCGTTCAGTAGTACCACGTACATACGCTTCGTGCCATCAATAAATGTGGTCACGGAGGCGGAAGATACATAGCTCAGGAACGCCTTAGAGCCGAGCCCGAATGCTCCCTGCTGTAGATTGCTCGAAGTCTTGGTAGACCCAAAGAAGGTACAGTATACATCGGGCATATCCTCGTGGGCAATGGACATTCCATAGTCTCTAACCTTGAAAAATGGAGCAAGATGGTTAGGGAAATAGATGTCAAAAGGCTTCTCTTCATTACCTGCAAGGACATGGCTATCATAAGCATTGGTGCAAAGTTCTCTTACTATTGCAGCAATCTTATCAGAGTAAAGTCCAGAAGAAAGAATCTTGAAGGACTGCGCGTTAGCACGGATTGTAAATTCTTTCTCTGGAAAATCCTGAGACTTCTCTACAACATGGGTTTCTAGTTTTTGTAATTCCATTAGTAATCTCTTTCAATTTCCTAAATTTAAAGCAAAATTACAGGCATTAATCCAGCCTTCTTCGTTTGGCTTGAATCGAGCAATAGGAGTTAATGGATTAGTATCAAAGTGTGGGTCAATACTCTTTAATGATCTCAGAACCTCTTCAGTGAATCCGTTGAATACACAAATCTTCTTGCCTTCAAAGTTAGTACAACCTGCATACTCAATCTCTACTACTAATAGAGTAGGTGTTATAGTTGCAACCTTATTTATTTTAAATTTATTAGGATTAGGATTGTTGGGATTATCTCTATAAATAATCTCAGGTTCGCTTTTCCATCTACTTCCCCACATTCCCATATTAACCTCCTACAAAATTAGCTAGAACAATAAAAGAAGCAATAAGAAGAAACAGCTCCATAAACGGGAATGGAGGTTCCTTGTGATAATCAGTTGGTAGTTCAATATCAAGCATATCGGGTCTTTCAGAGTAGGTCATGGCCCCACTCTAGCATACATGTAGGATGACGCAATGCAGCAGTCTTACCTAGCATTTGTTTACCTTCTTATATATTTCAAAGTTTTCCCAGCTATTATCATCAGGCAACTTTACAATTAATGTTTTTGGTTTAGTAACCATCTCGTTGATTAAGTACATTGCTTGCTTGCAAAGAGTATAATCATCAAAATGATCTCTTACTGTTACTACTGCAATTTGTTTCTTGCGGTCTTGTTTTGGATACTTCGCTCTAAATCTCTGAGCTTCTTTTGGACTTGATTTAACTTGCAGATATTTAGTACCTTCTGTTGTATGCACTATAATATCAATACCCATACCATCCTGTTCTAGATTGGCAGGCTCTACACCAGTAAACCAAGGAAAAAGAACCCGAAGTTTCCTGTTGCGCAAAATCCGCAGCATTCTTTTCTCGTTCTTTTTACCCTTATCCATATTAATCGTCGCTTGGGTTCCATTCTTGGATTTGTAATGGATTCATAGTTCTTGCTTCATAAACCATTTGATCAATATAATCTATACAAAAACAAGAATTAAACCCACCATAATACTCACACGCTCTTTTTAAGAAGACAGGTAGAGTAGAAACCCAAACATCTACTAGTTCGTTGTCAATAACAAATTCAACACCTCTAAAGCCATTAAGTTTTCCGTCAGTGGGCAGTAACTTAGCTACACTTAACCAACGCTCAGGAGGAACGAACAAATCCCAATCAGTGTCAGTACGCCTTGTGCTAACCTCTACAAGATTCTTTGCTTGAGAGCCGCAAAGAATGGCTCCTGCTTCCATTAAAGCGAAAAGCTTAGGCGGGACTTGTGTGCTAAGTAAAGTGTCAAGTCCTACAGAGATCATAGGATCTCCGTTAGAATGCACCAATCACAAACTACATCATCTTCGTTTAAGGCAAGACAAACAGGTATATCAAGCAGATCCTCAGCTTCAAGACCATTAACTTGTTTAAGTGAGGTAGCATACATATCTACTGTGGCTGCAATCTCATTTCTAGTTAATGCTAAGTCAAAAACAGAGTCAACACGTAAACGTTCTTGGCAGTCATAGACTATCCCTGTAAGCTTATTAGTAAACTCAAGATGAAAACCAAACACACCATCAACATAACCAAACCTCGCAAATGAGATATTAGCTAGAACTTTTTTGCACTCAGGAAAATCTTTAAATATATCAGCCATGTTGTTTTCTCTCAATTCATAGGGACACAAAGGTTCAGACCACTGCAAATTTCTCCGGCCTGACAGCCAGTGGTTTGCAGCGGAGTAGGGCAGTTAAGGGTTCTGCAGGTATTGAAGTAGCAGTCGGGGTTTACGAAATGCCCAACACAGTCATTGTCGGTGAGACAGGACGGAACTGAAATATTACCGTCTACATCCGCAGCTGCCTGACATCGGAATCCGCAGGATTGATTTCCACAAGAAAGCTGGGACATGTCAATGCACCATGCCCAAGTTGCAGGAACTACATTTGCGCTTAAAGGACGAACAAGCCCGTTATCCGATGTTCCACAAAGTCTTTCAGTGAACATATTGCCTGTAACATATCGATCACAAGGCACGCTATCCCGCCTAAATTGACAGGTTAGAGCCCGACAATGAAGATAAGCACCTTGACAATCAAGGTCATCAGAACAGGGCTCTCCGAGCCCTGCGGTACCTCGTCCAAGGTCGATTGGCACTGTACCATCCTCCGTGCCACCGTCAAGAAGATCCTGATCCCGAACGGAGAAATCCTGAACATCTCCATCCAAGAAAACAGATATATCCGGCTCGTTGGGAGCCGTACCACAACCAACACACATTAAAAGACTTAATAATAAGTAGCGCATTTTTACTTCTCCGTAAAGGGATTCACCTCGGGACCAATAAACTTCAAATCAAAGCCATTCTTTAGGAATAGTTTGGATAATTTTTCTTCCCTCTCTTGCTCAGTAAGAGCAACATCATCATTGATAGCTATTGCCTGTCTGACCCAAAGCTTTTCCTCATGACCTCGCACTGTCAGCAACGCAGGTGTTATTTTATTTTTAATTTCCTTCAATTTAGAGCTAGAGATAGCAAAATCTTGTATATATTCAGAGTCCGAAAAACTACCCGGCGTAGCGACATTCAAAATATTTGCATCAGTAAGTCCCAACTTCTTACAGACAAAGCCGAGGCAGCATTGATTCCCTTCCTGGTTTCTCAACCGAACATCATTTTCGCAGTAAGCATCATCAACTCCACGTATCCAAGTCTTTCTATCAATTTGAACTTTAATCATTTCCAGTACCTTTCTGAGGGGAACTCTCTTCTAACAACTTTTCTAGGACCAGTACGAATAGCAAATACAGCTTCCCATTTATCTAGTAATGCCACTGCAGCATTATCAATAGGATGACCTCGTTTAAAACCAGATAAAATAGCTACAATAGGAGTGATAGCTAATCCAAACAATAACCAGAGCATTTCATTAACTACCAACCAAAGGTAAAATAGAATTACTGCAAAAGGAAAAGCCAGTATTTTAAGCAGTTTCATTAGCTTCTCCATCCACAAATTCAAGGTCATAAATACCCTGGAACAGCTGTTTCAGTTTATTTTCTCTAAGAAGATCATCTGGTGCATAACACTCATCGTCGTTAATACTAATTGCCTTTTCTACAATATCCAAGGATAGAATGAGTGCGTCATCATCATCATCCAATTCAAACTCCAAAAGATTTTCTGCCTTTTGGCGTGCTTCTGCATCCCATTTTATGCTCATATCTGAGGGCTCTCCTGCATTAAAGATTTCTTCTTCTGTGAAACCTTCCGCAAGAGAAATAAAACCAAGGCAGCACATAAATCCTTGAGGGTTTAACAGGCAGGTTAAACCAGCATTCTCTTGCTTATCACCGCCCCGTCGCCACTTACTGCGATCAATAATTATCTTCTTCATCAGGTGCCTCCCAATCTTCAAGTATACGCACAGGATTTTCCATAACGAGTTCTCCAGTTTCCATATTTATCTCAAATGTATCATAACCATCTGATTCACAGAATCCTTCGAAACGCCCAGAACTTTCCTCTACCTCTCGATAAGCATCCATTGCTTCTTGTGTTGAGAAGAAGACTGGACTAGCAGACCCATCCCCATGGCTAATAATATACCAAAACAGCTTAATTTTAACAGTATTCATTTACTAGGAGTCCTTCCAACAAACTTGAGAGTAAAGTGATCTTTGAATAGTTCCTTTAACAGCTTTTCTTTATCTTTAGGGGCAATTTCATCATCATCATCATTAATAGTTACTGCATTCGTGGATAACTCTGTATTTTCAAAGTAAGTACTATACTTCCCCTCAACCTTTACGTTCAGTGGAAACACTTCCCTTCTTATGCTTGAAGGAACGCCGCAATCACGTAGAACATGGTCTTCTATGCCTAAGGCTGAAGAAATAAATCCCAAACAACACTTGTTACCTCTGCTATTCAACAAACAAGTCTCACCGAATAACTTATAAGACCTTTTGCCAGGAATTTTCCTTGCCCATTTACTACGGTCAATCTCAATTACCTGTTTCTTCATGCAACATTCTCCTTAATCTTTTTCATATCCCACTCGGTCATAGGGCCAACCAAATCGCAGCTAGTTTCACAGGAATACATCTCATAAACAGACTTAGGCCGAACTATAAGGAATCTGCGAGAACCAAGCGCCGCTATACGATGCTCGATAATCTCCTTAGGAAGACTGGTGTTAGCCATAATGCCTTCTAGAATGGAGTCTCTATCCCGCTTCATAGAAAGCTTACCAATCATCCAAGTCTCACAGTTACCAAGCGCCTTATAGTCTAGGTCTTTAGTATTCTGCGATGCAATAACTATACCAAGTCCAAAAGCTCTTGCCTGTTTAAGCAAAGTCATGAGAGGTTTCTTAGACGGAGGATTAGCTGGATAAGGGGGGATAATACCAACACACTCATCAATAAACAACTGAGCGCGTAACCCATCATATCCCTGTTGACTCCGCATCCATGACAACACCTCATCCAAAAGCAAAGCAACTGCAAACATTCGCTCAGTCTCATCAACAAGATGCGAGACAGAGAACACGGTCACATTAGTTTTGCCTGTATCTGCAAATAACAAATCTTCCACATCAAGAGCGATACCCTCTCGCCACTGTTGGAAAGAAGGAGCAACAAATACCGTATTCAGCTTGGCTGCAAGAGCTGCCCTGGACCTTCTGGGAATAGCAGAGTCAAGGTCAAGCGCACCAAACGTAGCAAACGGAGGCTCCATAACCAATGCAATGATGTCATCTAGTGCATAACCCTTATTATGCTTATGCATGTACTGCAGAATCTTAGACAGAAAGGCGTGCATCTTCGACTGAATCGGATCATACACCTTCTCACCAATCATTTTGAGCAGAGAGGAGACGGAGTTAGCCAATCTATCAGGTTTAGCTAGACCAGCAAAGATGTTAACCTGCTCGCCATGATCCGAGCCTGGAGTGAGCAGGCGGAAATACATCTTATCAGCCAGCTCCGGGTCGGTCTGCAAGGCAATGTTACTCATATCACCCTTAATATCAATTAAGATAGTAGGGATTCCGTTGAGAATATTCTCCTCTACAAGAGAAAGAATCATGCCTGTCTTACCCGACCCAGAGGCCCCAAAGACTGCTACATGCTTAGTTAGATCATCTGAATTAATATTGAGTGGCGTGTCTGTGACAGTACCGTTAGTTACTGAAAATCCTATCTGAGTTGTATTAGTCAATGGGGTACCTCTTGGTAGAGTAAAGTTTAGTTAATCAAGCGAAACGAACATCCTGAACGACGGCAAACTTCTTGTAGCCCTCGTTAAGATAGTGCTTACACATTCTTCGAACAAGCTGATTCTCAGAATTAGTAAGATGCTTCAACACGGTAATATGTGGAGCCTCTCCGTCAACCTGTTGAATAACAGTAGGAAGTCCATCGACTTCCCCGTAGTTACGATTCATGCGTCCTTCAGCAATGGTACGCCCAAGCTTCTTATTGAACTGGTCAATAGGATGAGCCTTCATAAGGCGAACAACACTAGGATCAAACATGTTGGGTGTAAAAGAGTTATCTACGCTACGGTTGATAGAGTAACCGAAGCAAATAAAACCATCCTCAACATCTCGGGCAATAGTCATGATGCGATGCTGGTTCTTAGGGTCATGAATATAGGAAAACTTTGTATTTGACATTTTGTTATTTTCTCCAATTGGAATACACAACTGCTGTGCATTCTAAACTTTTACTTAGTAACACGTACGGCTAAAGCAACATAGTTTCTGGAAAGACGGTCAATCTGTTCCATGACTTGCTTATTATCCTTGTAATGATGTACACAGGATAATGCAACCTCTAGGTCGTTATTACACTGCTCAAGTGACTCTACTACTTCAGCAATACTGTAAAGACCTTGTATTGCTGTAACAACAGCTTCACCAGTTATTTCTGCTCTCCATCTCTTTAAATCATTTATAATGGCTATGTATTCTGGTGTACTAGCGGGCCACCTCCCTTGCCATTCAGGCAGCTGGAATATAAGATAGCTAGGAGTTATCCCATATTGTGCAGACTGTATTAAGGTGTCAATTTGTTTAGCTGTAACAGTTTCCTTAGCCTTCAATTCGTCGTGCCACTTGTGGAGGGCACTGGTATACTCACCATACCTATTACTTAAATGCTGTAATGAAGGTGGAGCAAACCATGCTTCAAGAACGTAATCAGGAAGTATTTCCCTCCAGTCTTCACCAAAAGAAACTACAGGACCGCCTTGACCAGTACCAACTTTGTTAATTTCTTGTTTTACTTGATTTGCTGTAATAGTCATTTCTTGTTAAGCTCCTTAGCAACAGTAGCAGCCAACTCTTCTTGACGAAAGAATCTCTTTGCCACAATATTTAAAGTCTTTTTGTTTGTACCGTACCACTTACTCATGAGTCATACCTTTGGAATTGAACTTGTTCAATTGGAATAAAGTTACAAAGTAAAGCACCCAGCGTAACCTTGATGTTTTGTCCTTCGTGGTTAATTGGAGCCATCACCAGTACTAGATCATATTCTGCGTCACCCTTATAAGCTGGAACAACAGTAGACACAAGATACTTAACAGGGTCAACCCGCTCATCTTCTTTGTGCTTAAACCTAACATCAGCCAGAGCGAGGTTAATCCTGTCCGCTACAGCCTGCCTTACTTCTTTAGTTGCAAACTTCGTGCCAGTATTGGCTTCATACCACGGAAACAGCTGCTGCTCCATGATATCTCGAATAGCATTTTGAGCTAATGGATGAGCCTTAACAGCTAGGTCCATTAGCTTTGCAGCAATGTCGGGTCCGTTTATAAGAATCTTCTCAGTCATCTTCGATTTCAAAAAATTCAGCATCTGTTATGTCCGATGGTAGCTCAGGTGGTATGGGTTCGGCAAGGGGTTTTAATTGGGCCGCTATAATCGCCTCTACGGCCTGCTGAGCCTCTCCAGAGCGCCATGACTGGACTAGGGGGCTCACGGAAATCTCAACCTTAGAATTGGTTCCTGCGCGCTCTAAATGACCAAGGTCCATGAGCAGCTTAGTCTGCTTATCACGAGCCTGCAAGACCAAAGCGAGGGCTTTCATCTTATCGCCAGATTCTTGTGAGGTATGATACAATTCCCAAGACTTGGCTTCTACTTCTTCATAGACAGTAGTTGTTTCTCCTACAATAATACTTTGGTCAACCTTAGAACCCTTCTCCCGCATATAGTCTTTGACTTTAGCAAGATGCTTGGATACTGCAGGTTGTGAGATATTAAGGTAAGTAGCTATTTGAACTTGGGAAAGTCCTCTAAGCTTAAGTCTAGCAACGATTCTCTGCTGCTCAGTCAGTCCAGCATACTCGTCGTTAGTTTTTGAAAAAAGATCATCAGGGTCTATGGCATTAGCAAGCTCAGTGCCCTTCTGGATTGATGTTTCTTCCTTCTTCGGGCGTCCGTTCTTGCGTGGTTTCTTCTCTGTCATCTTCCTCTAGGAGATCATAATGAAGATTACGAGAGCCACCCTTAACCCGCTTATCTGGGAAAGGACCTCCTACTCGTAGACAAGCTGACATAGCCTGTGCATTTCTTCCAGTCTTCATTATAATATAACCTAGAGTATAGCTTTAGATGGTAATAGAGTCAAATATTTAGAAGGTCTTTGCGTGCAATTAGCAGCGAGCCATACGCATTTAACTTCTCAAGCTTAGTTTTTTCTAACTCTCTAAGGTCGTATAGAAGATGGTTTATTGCATCTTCTATATTTATAAGCTCTGCCTGCTTTTTGTGTGCTTCTTTAAGAGAATTAAAGACATCAAGAGCATGTTGTGCAGTCAGAACAACCTTATGCTCTGCCTCTTCAGTAATATACTCTACATTAAGGGTTATCTTATAACCACCCCAGATATCTATGCCGTTGTTAAGCTCATATCTTCTAATTTTAATAATAGGAACGCGTGCTCCATCAATTTCAACGGTAATCATCTTTAATCCTTACGAGTCTATTTAACTCGTTCCGCGCATCTCTGATCTTTATATTAGCAGAAATAGCTTCATCATTAAGAACATTTACTATCTTTTGCTGTTCGGCTATCTTGGTATCAATAATCTTGCGTTCTGAATATTTTACCAATAGCTCATCCAATTCAAGCTTAAACACGGATGCATTTATGTTAGTGAAATAGTATACAACTGCACCAAAGGAGGTTTTAACACTTACCTTAAACTCACGCTTATACAAAGTACAATAACTGGACACTTGTTCCAAATCAATTTCTTGACCGTGAAAATTAACCTTTGAATTCATTGATAATCCTTTCTATCTCCTTAATACTGACAGGAGCAAAATCCCAAGCATCGACTCCCGCATGTATGCTATTTCCATCAGTCTTCTTAGGCATATGGGTATGACCATGAATAATAAACTCACCCTTCTTTCGCTCAGGGCGCTTATCATTGAAGCGTTCATCATGTTCATGACCAACATGCTTAGCACCTCTTGGGGGATAATGAGTCACCAAACAAGGCTTACCAGCAATCTGCATATAAAAGTTATCAGTAACTATACTAAATCCAATATCAGCCATAGCTTGTTTAGATTTGTCATGATTACCGATCACTAGGATCTTCTGTCCATTAAGTCGATTCATTATTCTTTTGGATTCTTCAACATCACAGAAGAAAGCATCTCCGACCCAACAAACTACACTATGATGACTTACCTTGTCATTGTAATTTTCAATAAATGCTCTATTCATTTCCTCAATAGTCTTGTAAGGTCTGTTCGGACAGTACTTAAGAATATTCTTGTGAAAAAAATGAGGATCACTATAGAAGTGTGTAATCACAGACCGGCCTCTGCCTTGGCAGAGTCAAGGGCACGGGCCGTAGCACGCCATTTCTTGTCGGCAGCCTCCCACTCAGCCCGAGAAATGTCGTGCTCCTCCTTGGCCTTCGCCAGCGCATCCAACTTGCTCTGCCTATCTTCACTCTTATGCTTAGACGTAAGATGTCGTGAAAGAGCTGCAGCATACTCTAACATTTCCGGAGAACACTCAGCATCCTTCCAAGCTACAACCTTTTTAATGGTTCCGTCCTTGAGAATCTCCAAAAAAGCTCCTGTGCAACCAGATAGACCTTTTGCCTGCAAAAATATTCCTGTACCGGATGACCAAGATACTACACCCTCGGGACACACAGGAACACTGTTCTCAAGCTCAGTTAGTGCCTTGTCATAAAGTTTTCTAAAGGCTTTAACTTCACTAGGGTGATAATGATCATCAGTCAAAATGTTTTCTGCAGCCAGCCTTCGCTCAATCTTGCTTTGCAAACAGGTTGACGCACGACTTAAACCCAATCCAGAATATTCTCCGAGAATATCTTGAATCCACTTTTCATCTTTACCGAGAAGATGTCTCCGTCTAACTAAATCATTACTCATGGAAATATAACTCCTAATCTTTCAAACATAACTCTATGCTTATTAAATCTCTTAGAAATTGCAGTAATCTGCAAAGCTTGTCTCTTAGTGGTACATTTAAGTAGGAAGTTCAAACTGTTATGAATCAGCCACTCAATTTGATCAGCCCATTCTTCAGCTAAAAGATAATCAACTTCCTCAAAGTCAGCTTCAAGATGATTAACTTGGCGAAGAATATGCTTACAACTCTTAATATAATCATCAACAGTCGTCATTAACACACCGCCGAATGTTGCCAGCCATCACAACCATATTCGCTTTCCCAATTAAGTTCAGCTAAGTCAGCAAATTGCTTAATGATATCAACGTCATCAGTTAACTTGGTAATGGCTTCATACTTACAAATATGATCTTCATAAACATATTCACTATTGCGTAGTTCAGCCATTTCTTTCGACTGCTCAACATAGTAAGTCTGACCAATAGGAGAGTAACTCAGATAGAATGGAATACCAAACTCCTCGGACAGACTCTCAAGCTCGCCAATGATATTACCAATAGCTTTATTTGCCTCTTCTACTTTTTTATCTAGTATCTTCTTGTTTGCAAGAATCTTCTTAATCTCTTTTAAATTCATAATTCATAATCCTTTTTTGATTGACGAAAATCACATACTGCTTTATTAGCTGCTTGTTTAGCAGCCCCAGCCCCAAATTTTACCTTGCCAGCATTAATAGCTCTTTCTTTACGTTTAGCTACAGAAATATCAGCCATATTATCTTTCTGTGTGCCAATAACAATATTATCCCAGGAGTTATCTAATGGATTTCCATTTAGATGTCTAGCTACCATGCCATCGACAAACAGTAATTCTCCATATTTTTGATACGCTTGAAATCTATGAACTAATATATGCTGCTTACAACAAGTAAAACTGCGATATCCGTGGGCCGTATGTCCTACTAATTTTTTATTAGGAGCATAACAATTACCAATCTTATCAATAGTATATCCTTGTTTTATTGCGTTTATAATCTTAGTGTTATTTTCATGATACATATGTATCACTTGCCTGATGCGAGATAATCATTGCTTACGTACTTAAATTTTCTCCTACCAATATGCGGATCCCGTTTACTATTTTTTGGTTCAATGACTATGCCCTCACGGATATGGTCAGCACCAGGAATCATAGATGGACCATCCACGAGTGACTCAGCAATAGCAGGGTCCCAAGGTCCACGATAAAGCTCAGGAACCTTAATCTCCTTTAACTCTTCAGGAACTTCTTCCCATTCCTTAGTGTTGTTATTCCACACATCAAAGGCTCTATAGAAAAGTTGTCCTTGTTTTGCGCCGTATCGAAGTCCTGCAACCCAACCAAAAACTTCTCCAAAGAGAACCTTATCAGGATTGTCCTCGCACCAGCATAGGGCTACTTGTCCGTTAGCACAAGTCTGCATTCTCGTGTGTGGAGAAGTGAAGAAAAGCGGATCTTTCCACTGAGTACGAGAACCAATGTATAGCTTATCGTCAACCGCACTAACAAGCATCCTATGGTTACTACCGTGTACCTTCTCCGTAATTACAACTTCCTCACCAAGCGTTAACTTGTGTACATACTTCTTGTATGGATGAAGAGTATACTTTGAAATACACAAACCAGGAGGCTCGCCAGTAAGAGGGTCACCTGAGTCTACATAGGAAGGATTGTGTTCCTTGTTCTCGAAATCATATCTCTCAATGCCAAGCAGGGCCATCACACAATCACCAACCTTAATTTGGTAATTAGTCATGACCTCTACGTCTAGTTCAGAGAGGGGCATCAGCAATCCCTCTGACCACACTCCACGAAGCTTCTTGGGCTTAATGCGACGGTTCTTAGGCTTATCTCCGAGGAATGCAAAAGCAGGAATGGCGGGCACAATAAAGTCAGCGGGAATAAGTACAGCCTTATCTCCAGTTTTCCACTGATCATTAATGACAATAGTAACACCATCAAAATGAACAATCCCCAACGCATCAGCATCAGGGTGCTTCTCAATCTCAGGTATTTCTACCACTAGAATTTCATGTTCGCTCATACTTTTCCTTTAGCCGCTGATACTCAGCCCATTCTACTTTTTCTTTAAGCTTTTTAAAGCTTTCTTCATCTGCAACGATATCAGATCTCAACTTGGAAAAGTTGAGATCTGACATAAAGTTGGAGTAATCAAGCGCATCTCCGTCGTCCACTGCGAATATAGTAACTGTGCTAAGTATTTTCTTAATACATTCTTTAAAGACAATGGGACTATCAAGAGTTCCGTTCAACTTCCATCTCTGGTTATCAAGCATTGATTGAAGGTACTCAACTATTTCGGAATAGTTTTTTAACTTAAACTCATTAAAAACAAGTAGATATCTAGGTTCTTCCATATTAACACCGCTAACAAATTGCCGAGGAAGAAGACCAGTCATCTCCCGATAAGGTTTCACCTAACCTACACCAGGCTAGCCAAATAGGGTCGTTATACCGTTCGTTGTCCACCAAATCAGGTGTGCGTTCAGCGCAACGCTGAAGTTCTGCTAGAGAGGCTAGCATAGCTTGCTGATCTTCAGTCGGCAGAGCTTCCTTAATAGCCATGCGAATGGCCTTAAATGCAGAATACTCTTTACTGGTAAACTCATCATCATGAGTCTCATAAAGGACCTGATTAATCTTATCTGCTGCTTCTCTAAATTCAGTACTCATTTAATTTTCTCCATTTTAGGGGTTCTACCAACAAACGTTGGATGGACTCCAATACTGCACGATATCACCAAACTCATTTTCAAACAATGTTATAATTGCCTCATCACTGAGAGTGAAGTCGGGATTACGCTTCATTATCAAGTTGAGCTTGTAATCATAATCAGACAAAACATCATGCAATGCGTCTGGTAGAAATCTCTCCTTATCAGAGTAAAGACCTACTGACAGTGGGATATCCTGCTCGTGAGAGATCTTTCTGATAGCATTTATAATTTCAACGAGGTCATTGTCAAAAGACTCAGACACTCGAACTAAAGCTTTTTCTTTTTCCGTTGAAACTTCCTCGTAAGCCTTTTGTAGTCGGGCTATCTCAGGACCAGCCTTGCGCTTGTTCTCTAAGCTTGTAGTAAGAACTTTGATGATGTGATCTTTATCCATAGTTTAACACCTTGAAGGGCTCCACCAGCCAGCGCCATAGATTGTTTCTTCATTACCATAGTCATCACACTGACACATGAAGTCTTCAAACTCAGCTAAAAACTCATCAATGATAATTAAGTCAGGGTCTTCAACCTTGTCCTCATCAGAAATTATGTCACCGTAATAATCCTTAGCCGTTTTGCGGACTTCAAAGAACTGCTTTGGAAAATAGATACTATCTCTTCCGTCATAGATTGGATAACCATACTCTTCGGAGATAGCCATCTTTTGCTTTTCTAGTTTAGCAATCTCTTCATTGAGGGCTTTAAAGTTTGCTTGTGCTGCATCCTTATTAGCCAGGATCTCTTTCATTATCTCAATTTTGTCTTTACTCACCGTAAACTCTCCTTTACCTCAATCAAAAGCAGTTCCTCGGCAGTTAGATTTTCCTTTAGAATCTTGGTAGCTTTCTTGACTAAGCCCTTCCTAAGCTTCTTGTTCTTCTCTCTCGCTAGAACTTCATCCTTTTCCTGCTTCTCTTTAGCAAGACGCT